AGATGGTGTGGTATTCAGGATCAAAAGGACCCTGCTTCATCACATTGTCAATGAACACAAGATAGATACGTCCTGTGTCAGTGCGTTCTTTAAGGATGCCGCCCTTGAACACTTCTTCTGCGCTCATGGTTTTCTTGCGAAGGTCCTTGCGCTTTTCGTATTTGACGTAGAGTTCTTCAAACAGTTCAGTGTTGCTGTAGAATGCTTGATACAGATCTGGAACTTGATTAGGGTCAAAGAATGTTATGTTTTCTTTGTTCTTGAATCGTCTCCAGAAGAATGCTGACAGTACGACTCCATAATCCATGTGTCGAACTCGGGTCTCTTCTGTGCCTTGATTGTTCTTGAGTACAATAAGATCATCAAATTGATGATGCCAAATAGGATAAAACACAGTAGCACTTGCATTACGAATACCTCCTTGTGAACATGAGCGTAGGTCTCCAAACCATTTTTTCAAGAATGGTATCATGCCTGTGTGCATGATTTCACCTCCACGGATGGGTGAACCCAATGGACGAAGACGTCCTATCTCCAAGCCAATGCCAGCACGTTTGCTAGCATACTTGGCCATCATTTCTCCCGAAGCAAATATACTATCCAAGTCATCATCGCTACGTATAAGAACACAACTCGAAAACTGCTTTGTAGGAGTACCCAGTCCAGCAAGTACAGGAGTAGCAAGAGTAAAGAGACCGTCTGAAGCAGCGTTGTAGTATTCTTTGATGTAGCGCATTCTCGCTGTGTTCGGTTCTTCTGAGTGAAATACAGTAGCGGCCGCGACCATGTATCTAATTTGTGGAGTTTCATAGGTTTGTCCTGTACTACGATTTTTTACCAGGTACTTTTCAATCAGCTGCTCAATGGCTGCATAGCTGTATTGTTCGTCCTTGGCATGGTCCAGCATGTCATTCATTCTGTTCCAGTCATCCGGGGTGTACCATTCCAGTAGTTCGGGCGTGTACAAGCCTGTGGCCACATTGGTCTTCACAATCTCATACAGGTGAGGAGGCGTGTAGGTTCCATAAACATCTTTTCTTAGCATACTGAGTCGCTGTTTGCCAGCTACAAACTGATAGTTGGTATGTCCAACTCCAGGATTTGATTCTACATCAATCAAGTCCACAATAGCTCTGAGCGTGATACCATCAATTTCTCTTGTGGTAATACCATCATAAAAATGCAATTGTGCCTTGATTTCTACCATGCTTTGACTAACATCTGCAATGCCGGAACATACCTTTGCAATCTGTGTTTGCCATTTTTCCAACGCCAAGGGCTCGCGAAGGCCATTGCGTTTTTGTACTGTGATTGTTTTCATTATTACCTAATTTGTTGTTTTAATTTGCTCTGACTGATGCTGTGCAGGAAATGTCTCGGCGCTGGATTGATATTTACGATTTGTTCTTGATCCCAATTAAGTATATATTTCTTTTGAGGTACCAGGACTAAATTGTCACTGCCACATTCGGTTAGCACACAGTCTTGCAGATCAGCACGGTCTATTATAGTAATAGTATACAGTATTCCCAGGCCGCGAGCAAGAGGACAATACATATCGTCGCTCAAAAGCTGCCAAGGATCAGGCCAGTTTTCACAATCATCCCAGTGCAAATGGTATGCTTTCCACGGGATTTTAAACCACCATGAGTTGATTATAGCAAGAGCAGAATCTACATCGGCTGCGCTGGCCTGGAGTCTGAGATTGTTCCAGGACTCCAGCCGATCGGCAAAATTTTTAGGCCACATCAACCAAGATTGGTAATGCTGTACTTGATGGTAGCATTGCTACCAGTTGAGGTTGAAGTGTATTGCACCAGAATATTACCGCCAGTGCCAATCACATCTAGAGTAATTCCAGTAGATCCATTTTCTGAAAAATCGTCGGTGAACACAAAACCAGTTGTGGTGGTGCTGGTGCCTTTTACAGCAATAATGGTGCCTCGTCGACGAAAATCTGCTCTGGCAATTGAATAATCCATCTGTATTGAACTGATGGCTGCGCCAGTGACAAAAGCAATGTTGCCACCTGTGGTGTTGTCTAGTAGAGTGTCCTGAATGCCAGCGGTGCGCTGATATGTGCCCAGGTCCAGCGCCTGACCTAAACTTTCGGCCTGAACACCGCTTTGATACATCACAATGTCATGCACGTTCATGCTCATGGCCATTGAGTTAGTGTTGTTTAGGTCAATACGACTGTGTGTTGCGCTCTGACTGTTGTTGCGTTCAAACATGTCGCCAACGCTGACATTGTTCACAGCATCAATATCAATGATGCTGCTGGCTGGCAATGTGGCTCCGTTGAAGTGGTTGCCTACATCGTAAAATGTATTGTAGCCGCTGACGTTGCGACTGACATTGGTAAACACAATTCCTTGTATGTATATGTTGTCAAACATATTCTGAACTATACGAACACCCGATGCGCCACCGTTGACAACTACTGTGTCACCCAATACAATACCTTGATACAGTGTATCAAATTGACTGTTGCTAATGGTGATGCCTTCGATTTGTTGATCTGTTTGCGAGGCGTAGGTAAAACCTTTGTATTTGCAATTGTTCAAGATCACACCACGAGTAACCAAACTGGCGGTGCTGGACCAATCAATTGCTCGTGTGTTTTCAACGGAATCCACTAGTTGTGTTGTGGTCAGGGGCCCTTCGATTGTGACTGAATCCATGCTGCACTGTTCAGCATCTTCCCACAAGAAACCACTGTTCAATTGATTGGTTGTGATTGCCATGGCAGAAATTTCAATATTGCGTGGTGCGGTTGCACTGTTGGTAGCAATGTTTACACCAGTCTGCTGAAGACTGTCAGCAGTTCGTCCAACGTAGTCAGGTAAACTTTCGAGTTCCCAATAAAGAGTGTCGCTGATAAGAATTCCAATTGGTACATCAGACAAGCTGCGATAAAAACTACCACTATTAGAAACCAATATTCCTTCAGCATATGCAATCAGCGAAGTATGTGCTTGTACATTGAAGTTGATGATACTGCTGTTGCTGCCTTCGCCGTACAACTTGGCATACGGAGGTACGTTTATGGTGTCAGTAACGATATATGTGCCGGCAGGAAAGAACAAGCTGCGACGAATTTGTGGATTAATTTCTCGGCAATACAACTGATTCAATGCACGATTTATTGCGGCAGTGTCATCTGTGGTGCCATCACCTGTTGCTCCAAAGTCTGTGACTATTGCATAACTGTCTAGTCTTGATTGTATGCTCTGGCTAACAGGGCTTCCAGCAGTGGCACCTGTTTGCACAGTGTATCCAGCTGCTGCGCCGTCATAAGTGTAGGCTGTTGCAAAACCAAGGATATCTGAAAATTCAGTTAGTACTTCAGTGTTGCCCACAACAGGTGCACCGTCTTCGATGGTTCCGTTGCCAATAAACAATCTGCGGTCGTCTACCGCCCAGCCTAGTTCGGCGCCAGCTAGGGGTTGTGGTAAGTCGGTTGTTAGACCCTTACGTTGGGTTATTCTTGAAATTTGTACAATTGCCACGATTTGTGATCCTTACAGGGTATCACATATTTAGCGCGACTGGTAGTACATGTCTACTCGTTTCATCCATTCATTTGTCCAGTGTGCAAATTCGTCGCCTTCAATCACATACTCTGTATAAACAGGCTTGTCAAGGCTGCCGTCAGCTAACAAAGCAGGCTGTTGAGCCATTAAAATAACGCCGCAGTCAATGGCAGTAGCATGTGTTTCATTGTGTGCTGCTGCATACGCTGCCAACTGTATAAAATAGTCATCGATCCACTCACGCTTTTTGGGCTTGTTGGTTTGTTTAAAATCCATGATTGCCGGCCGCCCCTTCCAGAGTCCTAGGCAGTCAGTTGTGCCAGCATATAACCCACTATAATACAACGGCACTTCAACCCCCCAGCATTCGTCAACGTGTTGTAGTCCTTGCATGATTACTTCTGCTGCCATAAACCATGAAGGATGTGCAAAAGGATTGCCGGGCAAGGGTTTCATGTCGTCATGCAGCATGTAGTGTTCAAGATAGCTGTGCATGCGTGTGCCGCGACTGGCAGCTTCTGTAGTGATTTCTTGTGCTTTTTGTTCCCCGACTCTCTTGCGCCAATTGATCAGAACTTGTTTTTTTTCTTCACTCTTGGTACGATCTAGGATTGTGGTAACACTAGGAACTTTGCTGCCGTCGGGCAAACAGTAGTGTCGTTTGCCGTCAATGGTTTCGCGGTTGCAAGGGGTATAATTGTATCTCTGAACTATCATGTGTTTACTTGTGTTACTTGTATGTTGGATTTTTTAAGAAAATCTATGCCGGTGGTGTCGCGATAAGCTGTGCCAAACCAAACTCGTTTGATGCCAGACTGATAGATAAGTTTAGCACAATCCAAGCAAGGAGCATGGGTAATAAAAATATCTGCGTCTAGGCCGGACTCATTGCTTCTAGCCAATTTAGCAACTGCATTGGACTCAGCATGCAAGACTTCTGGTTTGGTTTTTAATCTGGTCTCAACTATGCAGCCGTTGTCATCAAACACATGTCCAATTTCATCTTCACAATTATTGTCCCACCCTGCGGGCATACCGTTGTAGCCAATGCTGACAATTCTATCTTCCTTGACTACTATGGCACCTACGTGTAGTCGCCGGGCATGACTGAGTTCTGCAAACACCTGTGCAGTCTGCATATAAGCATCGATATATTTTTGTTTCAAACTCGAAAACTTTCTCCACAACCACAGCGGTCGCGTTCGTTGGGATTTGAAAATTCAAATCCTTCATTAAGACCTTGACGAACATAATCCACAGTCATACCGTCAAGATACACTTCGTGTTTTTTATCTACCAGCACAGCAAAATCAGGTTGAACATAATTTATGGTACTGTTGTCACTGGGTTGCGTATCAACATATTCTAACACATAAGCCAGGCCCGAACAACCAGTGGTTTTTACTGCCAGACGGATGCCTATGCCGCCGCGTTTTTCTAACAATCGTTTGATTTTGGTTCGAGCAGTGTCAGTGAACAAGATCATGTTTGATCCTGTAGTCAGCTACCGCCGCTTTGATGGCATCTTCTGCAAGTATTGAACAATGAATTTTAACAGGGGGGAGGGCAAGCTCAGAAGCAATTTGGCTATTTTTGATCGCTTCCGCCTGCTCAAGGGTACGTCCTTTGACCCACTCAGTAACAAGCGAACTTGACGCAATCGCGCTGCCGCAACCGTATGTTTTAAATCTTGCATCTGTGATTACTCCGTCAGTGACTTTGATCTGTAGCTTCATCACGTCACCGCAAGCAGGCGCACCGACCATACCAGTGCCCACATCTGTGTCTTCTTTAGAGAAACTACCCACGTTTCTGGGGTTCTCATAATGATCAATTACCTGATTTGAATAAGCCATAAAATTTTCCTTAGTTTAAGTATAAGGTATTTAACGACAAATGTCAATGCAGTTTGGTGTTAAACGCCGCGATCTTTTTTCATTGCCGATTTAGCAGCAGCAGCCACAATGTTCTGAGCTTTGTTGACTGGCATTGTGGCTGGTGCAGGCGCCTCACCACCTTTGAACACAATTGGATCTGTGGAGTCTGGCGCCAGTGGTTCCAGTAAATTGCTCAGTGGGGGTTGTCCTACCAATTCAGCAATGTTTTGGTCAGTGACATTGATGTCTAGACTTTGAGCCAGGCTAATAAATGCCTGTTGACTGATTTGTTTTTGACTGCCAGTGTCTTTGGCTCGCCCGTTAAGAAATGAGACCAAGCCCATCAATTGATCAGGCTTGGGAGTAAATTCTGAGAGGCCGCCGTCGACTTCAAATATTTTCATTATCTACGTGCTCGGCCCAGGCCAGCACTTGCAGGTGGTTCAGCTTCTGGGTCAGCAGCAAGATCATCAGCTGCACCCATGTCGGCACCCATTTCTGCGCCTAGGTCGGCACCCATGTCAGCACCCATTTCCGCGCCAGCCATGGCACCATCAGCAGCAGCGTCAACTGGTGCTTGTGCAGTACCTGTGACCACGCCCAGAGCTTGATCCATTTGCAGCTTGGCGGCTTGTAGATTTTGCATCAATCCAGTTAGTGCAGCACTGGCGTCACCGTTGAATTGTGCAGCTTGGTCAATGCCAACTTGATTTTTGATACTGTCAACCAAGGCTGGCAGTTCTTTGAATTGCAGTTCAGATACGTCTTCTAGCATGGACTGCATCTTGTCAACCATGTCTTGGGCAGCCAACACAACTTGTGCCTGTTGCACTTCGCTTTCAGTTAGTCTACGTCCCAGTTGACGACGACGATAGCTTTCGGCTTGCATCAATGCAGCACCAGCAACCATTTTTTGTTCATCAGGATTGAGTGTTTGTCCAGCAGTGCTTTTCTTGAGAGCAGCAGCCAGCTTGGGATCCTTGACCTTGGCCACAGCAGCAGCTGGATCAACTTGTCCATTGGCGCCCGGTGCATCCATCTCTTTGAGACGTCCACGCAAGGCTTGTTCCATCATTACCAATTTAAGATAACTGGGGTTCTTTTCACTGTGATGGCGAGCTGTGGTACTTTGGTGTTCGCCCAGTAGGCCACGTACACGATCAAGCATGCCAGCAGTTTGACGACGATTAAGTTGGTCAAAGCTGATACGTGAACCAAAGTAACTTTCGAATACTTTGGCGATTTGTTTACTTGGCTGAGGGGCCGCTAGTTCTTGCAGTTTCATTTGAGAATCCTCTAATTTGCATATATTTAGCCGAGTTTACACATTTCTCCAATTCAGATGATACCGAATTTAACAGAATTTGCTTGGGCTGTACTTTCATGTTTATAATTTCATAAAAGTGATCTAACTGGCTGCGTCTACCTATGCCTTGACGGCAATGAATATCAGCTGCTAATGTTTGTTTTTTACGGTCTAAATTTAAAATTGTGTTGGCCAAAGTCAGCTGATTAAATTTGTCTGCTACACACCAGCTTACAGCATTGCGCTTGCTGTCAAAGCAGTGTATGTCTGATGACCAAGTGCTGACCATGTATCCGTGTGTTTGTTGTGTTATATGATACTTGCCAAACACAACATAACTGCCGTCATCTTCTTTCACAATCATGTTGTCGAGATTTCTCTTGAATTCTCGCTCAGCAAAGCGTTCTAGCTTTTGCTCTTTATTCATAGAGTTTTGACATACTGCGTTATCAACCAACCGCACACTGCCAGCAGCACTCCAATCATGCCTATACCCCAGTTGATCACTTGACTGTTGCGATTTTCTGACATTTTATGAACTAATCTATGAGTGTTCTCTGCCATAATTTTGAGATCATTTATGTCTGACCTAACGTCTGTAAATTGCCGTTCTAGTGCTTTGTATCGCTCTGCACACAATTCCACATGTGCTTCCAGACTTTTCTTTTCGATGTCGGTGGTATCAGCCATTTTATTGTTCCAGTGTATTATTTAGTAACACAAACCAAATGTTTTGATCAGGGCCGTGAGTAGAAATACTACGTTCAACTCCTGCTGTTTCGGTGAGTCCTGTCAGCATTGGCACTCCATTGCAGTCTTGCAGTAGGCCTGCCAGTGGATCAGGATTGTTGCCATTTAGATACACACCTTCAGATTCTATGGCAAATTCAAATTCCCATGTTCCCAACCGGTGAACAGGCAACACCAGGTCTGTAGGTTGTGCTTTGAGTCCCAGTATTTGCAACAAAGTTTCCCAGTTGCGCTGTTGATTTCTACTGCGATTCCAGTCAGCAAGATCTAGTACCGGTTGTCCCGACTTGTCTTCAAACGGGATCATACTAGTGCGGAAGCTGCCTGTAACGCCTGTATAACTGCAATCAAAAAGTGTTCGGCACTGTATTCTCATTAGACAGATATTTAAGGCCAAAAAGAAACCCTGGATTTTTTACGTCCAGGGTTGAGGTGGTCAACTAAACCTAGCTATTAAGCCAAGTTAGTGAAGCTAGCTGTGCTAGTAACGTTGGCAGTTGGAATGCCAATGTTCAAGCCACCAGTTGCGTTGGCTGTTTGAGCAGCAGCAACCAGAGTAGTTGTGGTGTAAGCGCCACTTGGGTAGATAGCCAAGCTGATTGTACCAGCTGTTGCGCCGGCTTGGTAAATTGCGATTGTACCAAGTTGTTGAACAGATGTCAACACGTTGTTCAAGTAACCGTTAACGTTACCAGCGTTGGTCAACGCGGCGTTAGCTGTCAAAGTGAAGAAGTCAAGTTTTGGACCTTGGATCTGAACTGGACCTTGAGCTGCTACGTTAGCTGTTCCTGCGATGGAACCATTTCCTACGTCCAGTGCAAATACTGGTTGTGTGGTTCCGTTTACTTTTGTAAATACTGCCATGATAAATTTCCTTTAAGTTAGTGGGACACATGATCCCTGCTTTTATTTAGTTAGTTTGGAAAAATCACGCCTGTTGAGGGTTATTTCTAGCTCGGTTTTGAGCAGCAAATGCAGTGGGATCAAACCTAGAAACCAGCTTGCCGTAGCCTGCAGGCGTGGCCATGACCCAACCTTCCCCGCCAGGATTGGCAACGTCTGCTTGATCTTTAAGGTGCATCTTGAGTGCATGCAGCAGTTCAAATGCATAAAACGCTGCGCCCAGGGCTTCAATGTTGCTGCTGGGACTGTTCAAATATTCCACAATGTTGTTGAACTTGCGTGGAGTTACTTTGGTTTTTAACCAGTTGCCAAATTCTATTACCAACTGATTAGCAGGTTGTAACGGAGCACCCACTTTGGTATTGATAAAATCCACTGCCAGCTTGAACAAATCTGTGATTTGTGCAGTACGAAGTTCAGCTGGGTTAAACAGAGTTTTCATGCTGTTTCCGTAGGTGCGAACAATCATTCGCAGTTGCTTTTCAATGGCTGGATCAGTTTCCAAGGTGTTAGGAGTGGCAGGACGCTCCAGTAACAATCCTGGTACTTCATTGAACGCTACGCCGCCAAGTGGCTGTCGTGGTTCACCAGCATCACTGTACATACTATGAACAGCAACACCTATGTTGCTGTTGCCAATGCGCTGTCCCATAGAGCTTTTGACAGGAATACGATATTCAATAGTGTTGGGCTCAAACACATAGTTGCCAGCTATCACAGGAGGACGTTGCATGTACAACAGATCTCCCTTGACATAACCACGGAAGTTAGGGGGCAAAGCAGCTTCTAGTACTGGAAACAGTGTTGCATAGAGGTTGATCAGTTCAGTTCTGTCTCCAGATCTGTTGCTTTGTATATCTGCCATCATTTGTGGACTGGTAGCAAGTCCGTCGTAGCCCTTGGCTTCAAACCCTGAACCATCTGTGAGCACAAACTCACCGGTGTCGGGTTTGCGGCCAAATATCACAGCTGGTTTTCCGTCCCACTTGGCAGTAACTGTTCCAGGGGACTCAGTGGCATGTTTGACAATGTCTAGTGCTTGTTGTATACCAGCGGCGCCGTAACGAAACACTAAATCTTCCAGGTGTTCGATGCCCTTGGCTCTGCCGCCCACTCCGGGTTCAGCAGCTTCTACAATCATGTTGTTTTCTACCAGGGCCACGTAACCACGATTCACAATGCGATCACGTAGTCGTCCCAGGAATCCCACATCATCTTCAGCAACCGACGCTGACGGCTCTTTGAGATTGTCCCTAGCAAGATATTGACGGAAGTCTTCAAGTTTGGCGTCCTTCTTGGGATCACGTGCTAGAGCAGCATAAATGGCTTCGACATTTTTGAGATTGTCTCGAGTGCGGCCTTTGCCCAGCAATACTTCAGCAGCGTGGTCAGGATCAAGTCCGCCTGGTATTAACTGATCTGTTATTCTGCTAGTGACTCCTTTAGCAGAAGCCTTGAGTCCTAAACTCTTGGCAATCGAGCTCAAGAGTATATTGCGGTACAAACCTTTGTACTCAGAATCAACACCACCAGACAAAAAGAATGAGCCCCATTCAACATTAGGCATGAACATAAAATCTGTTTGTACAAAACCATTATCAGCATTGCCAAGTATGGGTGTTTTAAAATGCACAGCTTCGCCACTCATACGCACAAACTCTCTTGGGTCCTGACTCTGACTTGTGGCAAATTGATCTAGTTTGACTTTTAATTCGCCCTTGGTGATTTCGTTGGTATCAACTGCCAGATCCAAGTCTCCCGATGACGGTTTTTTGCCTGTGCTGCCCAGCCATTTTACAGGATAACCTGTAGCAGGATCTTCTGTGCTGGTCAAGTCTAGCCCTGTTACAGTTTCCAACCACTGCACAGTGCCGGGTATGTCTGCTTGATCAATGCGCTGCGTGAGTGGCAGACCCATTTTGTCTTTGAATACGTTGCCGCCTTCGATCAGATTCATTTGACCCCACCCAACAACGCTGCTAGTGCAGGAGTTATTTTGCTGCCGTTAAGTCTGATATAATTTTGCAAAGCAGCAATGGTTTGGTCCGACATTCCCAGCTCATCTGCCAATTGCTCTGATGCAGGCGGCAGTAGGCCAGGCCGAGCAACAGCGCCTTGACCTTTGCTGGAGCTAAACTCTATTTCGCTTTTGGCATCTGAAATTGCTGCTGCCAATGTGCTCCATAGTGCTGACTCTTTGTTGGGATCAGGTTTGCCAGCTGTTTGTTCTTGTGCCACAATAGCATCAATTTGATTTTTAATGGATGTGGTTAATTTGGCAGCGTATTGTTTGCCTGTTCCGTCGTGTGCCTCTGCACTTACCTTATTGACCAACGATTCATACGGTTCACCAATCAATCTTGACACCATGTCTTCCAGCACCTGTTGTAATTGGGCTGGTGGTAGTTCACTTGGACGAGTTGCCATTAATCCAGCTGGAGTTTTCATGGTTTGCATCAGTTCGCTGACAGTTTGTTTCCATTCTTTTGCAGCAGCAGTTGCTAGACCCTTAATCAGTGGATCAGTGGCAGAGAAGGCTGCGTCTTGCGCTCCAGCCACAGTGGCTTTTTGTTGGCCGCCAATCACTGGATTCAAGCCCTGGGCAGCAGCAGCTTTGTTGACCAACTGTGATGCTATACCACCTACTACGCTGGCTGCTCCGCCAAGCGCTCCACCAACTGATGCTTCTTTGATGGGTTGTTTACGTGTTAATTCATGAATCTGCATGGGTTCTCCTTACTGAACGCGAGAACTTGCCTGCGTCTTTGGTGCGAATGGCATTGAGTAATTTTCTTGTGAGATTGTCTGCTGCTTCAGCATCATACTCAGCTTCAATTTGTTCTACTAGTCGTATGGCATTAGCAATCACGTTTGTAGCACGATTTTCGATCAGCAAGCGCTGATCACGTTCTACATACAGTGATTCTAATTCTTCTAGAATACTTCGAGTTTTTTTCTGCATTGCTCAAGACCTTTGGATTATTTAGCTATTTCAGGGTCTGAATAAATATCTATAACAAGGACTACGAAATGACCAGCCAAATCAACCCAAACAATATCGACGGTACCTATCCAGTTGCCGGCGTGCCCAATAACACCCAGGGCTTCAGAGACAACTTTACCAACATCAAAACAAACTTTCAATATGCCGAAAACGAAATAGACGACCTACAAAGCAAGGTTGTGCTAAAGGCTGCACTGTCGGGCACTACGTTGAACAACAACATGGCAGACAATCTCATTTATGCTGTGAAACTAAATGACGTTTCGTATACCTATTTGCCTATTACCACAACCAGTGGCAGTATTGCCATTGATTATTCAGCAGCAGCATTCCAACAAATCAGTACCACAGGATCAGTTAGCCTGAGTTTCACAAACTTTCCTGCCAGTGGATCTGCTGGCACTGTACGAGTGGGTTTCAACATCACCAACGTTGCACACACTGTGACCTTGCCAGCGTCAGTGAGTCAGGGCATTGCCACGATTGGCGGTGTATCGCCGGGCACACCTGGTGTATCAAACACCATTACATTTGGCGCTGTGGGCAACTATGCATTTGAGTTTGTGAGCGTTGACGGCGGCACAACCATTTGGATCTTTGACAACAGTCGTGATCCTGGTATTGTTAGTACACCTATAGCTTTTACCAACACCACTGTGAGCACCAGTACCACCACAGGTGCTGTGGTTGTAACAGGCGGTGTGGGCATTGGCGGCAACCTGAACGTGGGCGGCATCAGTGCATTCTCGGGCAACATAACTGGCAACCTAAGCGTCACAGGTAATATTGCTGGAGGCAATGTTATTACTACTGGAATCGCTAGTATAGGAACTGCAAGTGTCACTGGTAACGTAACTGTGGCCGGTGCTGCTGGTATCGGTTTGACCAGCGCCGGAACTGTGGGCTATGCAGCAGGAGCAGGCGGCACTATTTCACAGTCTGGCAACAAATCTGGTACAGTGGTGTTGAACAAACCATCTGGTGAAATCACCATGCAGAATACCAACTTGGCTGCGGCTACTGCTGTGAGTTTTACGCTAACCAACTCTACTATTGGCACACGTGATTTGCTGTTGATCAACATTGTTGGAGGAGCTACACTTGGCGCCTACAACGTCAACGGCAATTGCACCACAGGGTCAGCAGTAATTACGTTGACTAATCGTACAGCGGGCACATTAGGAGAAGCAGTTGTGTTACGCTTTGCAGTGATCAAAGGTTCAATTACTTAAACTCGAGTTTGGCATTTATGTCTGACCATATTGATTCTCGATCAGGGTCATATGGAATCCAGGGTGTTTGATTAATCAACAATTCCAATTCTTTTTGTAAATTTTGATCAACAGTGATATCAATTTGCGGAATAATTTGTTCAACTAACCAATAGAAATGCACAATTGGAGACGGTTGTACTTGTGTCTGCCGGGTTAATCCGAATCGGCTGTGCTGGCTGAATGTGTCTGCTGACTGTGTGCTAGTATGAACTAGTTGACAATTTAAATTAGCGGCTGTGTGCGATACCAGGGTCTGATACATCTGTTGTCTACGATTGTGTTGGCCTAGCTGCACATACAGTTTGTGATAGTCTTGAACTTCTTGGACTGTGCTGGCACTACTCAACCACCATTTACGATCTTGTGAATCAACATTGACGTTAAAATAATACGTTGGATCGTTGGCAATGATATTTTGCCAGGAATCATCTTGAATCATTTTGTCGAATCTATTTGCGTTAGGCCATTGAAAAATTACTATGCTGTCGTGCATACCATCTACTAGATCCACAAATCCTGAAACTAAAAATTCAGTGCCTGCCCCAACTCCTGCTGTGTTGATCACTTGGTATTGGGGCAGCAGCGTTTGTAAAATCTGAGGCCATTCTGGCCATATATGTCCAGTTGCAAATCCGTCACCAAAACAAAAAATTTTCTTCATATCAAAATTTCTGATCAAAAGTTTTTAAGTGTTGATCCACCATGTTCCATAACTGGCAAGTGTTGCTAGGATAACTATCATTATCAAACAATTCTCCATCAAATATTCCAACAGATTTTGACAACAAACTATTGATCAATGCTTGCGACATTTCGGTGCTGAAAAATTCAATGTTATTTCCTACTATTGCAGCATGCACTAGGTGTTTGCATTCTTTGTAATGTTGCCATCCTTGATTCCTAGTTAAAAATTCTTCAGACAAATCACTTAGTTCTTGGTCAGGCACAAATGTTATTTCTAAAAACTCAGCCAAGCGATATAGTTCATTATAAAATTCCACTAGATCAAACAAACTTTCCATGCAAAACTCAAAAGCTGGTAAATCAATCCAACTCCAATTGTCGGGAAGAGGATATCCATCAACTGTTGAATTAAATTTAGCATACCATTCATTTCTAAGTTTGGCGGGACTACGTCTCACTGATTCTGAAATTAGTTTTATTTTTTTTTCTAAAGGTATATCACCGGCTCGACTCATGACATTGATTTGATATATCCAGTTGGCCCAATCCTGACTAATGTTGATTCTAATTACCTTGGTTGGAGTATTTTGTGATATATTAAACTCAGTATAATGTGCAGCTTCTACTATTCTGTGTGCCATGTATGCTGTGTCTTTACGAATCTGATGACAAGCACCGTGCTCAGTAAAAATGTCAGGTACTCGTGGACCCTTGAATATCCACGTATTAATTACATACTCTAGAAAGTGCCCATGACTGCCTGAAAAAAAATCCAGGTATATCATTATGACGCTTTGATCTTGCCCAGCATTTGTTTCAGCTTGGCACTTTGAACGTCTGCTGAAATCTTGGCAACATCTCCTTGCTTGACCACAGGCTTGTCCCAAACGTGTGTGCCTCCTGCAGGCGCGGCCCAGGCAGCATCGGAGCTTGCAGCAACCTGGCTCTTGGCCTTGATTGATTCCATGATTGAACTTTGTGGTTTGTTGTAACCGTTTTCGTCCCCGCCTTCGTCAGTAATACGCATGGTTTCAATGTTATACTCCAAATCAATTTTTTGACCAACGCCGGTCGAGCTTCGAGATTTCATACACTGGATCTGATACTTGCCACGCTCTTTCATAGCACGACTTGTAAAGATACCAAACACATTGTCTGCTGTGTTGATTTTACTAATACCACCTGAAATGTGGCTGTGGTCAAATTCAATTTCTTCCACTGCTGATCTGTTCAACTGACTGGCTGTCACTAACAAAATGCCCAGTTCTTTGGCTAGATTACGCAGTTCCTCACTCACATACTTGTCTTTCACAAACAAATCGTTGGGACTAACTTTAGCACTCACTGGCATGACCAAGTCAAGATAATCTACCATCACAAAGTCCACTCTAATGCCTGTTTGTATCTGTACTTCTTTCAAATAAGCACGAATATCATTCACATTGCTTTGTGCCGGCAACCCCTTCACACGATACTGTCCAGACTTCTTTTGAATCATCTTGACCTTGAGCGCAGTGGTTTCGATGTCTTTGCGAATCTCTTTGGTGCTCATGCTGGTCAACATTGCATCACTTCGCAAACTGGTTAGTTCTTCACTCAGTTCCAGTGTAATATACACACCACTCAAGCCCTGTTGCAACCAGTTGAGTGCAATGTTCATCATGACCAGGCTTTTGCCCGAGCCTGATCCGCCTGCAAATATGTTCAACTCACCACGGCTGAATCCACCATACAACAATCGATCCATTTGTGGCCATCCTGTGCTGACCTGTCCTCCAGCATTAAAGTACTTGTTGATACGAGCACTTGGATCATCAAAATAGTCTGTGCCCATGTCCTTGGTCAAGCTGATCTGTACAGCGTCCTTGATCAGTTTCTCCACAGGATCGTAGTCGCCCTTTTCCAGCAAGTCAGCTGCTTTCAAAATAGCACGTTCCAATTCTTGCCGCTTGGTAAAGTTTTCAAACTCTTCCATAAACCAAGCATGATGTCCTTCATTGAATTCATCCAGGTGTTGTAACTTGATCCCTGTGGTTGCAGCGATCTGTGCAGCAGTGGGCAAAGTGCCGTGGTCCACACTGTGTGTCTTGATAAACTCGGCCGCAGGTCTTACACTACGATCAAAGTTTTCTGGATTGTAGATGTTCTGCACACGAACATAACTTTCTGCATCCTGAAGTATCATCTCCAGGAACAGTCGTTGTACATCAGTTCCGTAGTCTTTTAACAAGTTGTTTCTTTCGTAATTCAATTTTAATTTTAGATGTTTCTCTAGCCTGCATGATAGTTATCAATGCGCCTAGTCTACCATATTTCTTCACAGCATCGTTGATATCTTTAACGTCTGCACCCCAGTTAGGTATGCTTACTGCCCAGTTTAGTTCTACGGCACGATCAATCAGTTCAATACCTGCAGAATCCTGGTCAGGTACCACAGTGACTTCTTTGCCCAGTCGTCGTATCAATTTTGCTTGAGCATCACTTACTGTGTTGTGCATTAGTGCAAGGCCGCCAATTGACAGCGCATCAAAGATGCCTTCTGTTACTATAACATGAGTCCAGTTGTTGTGCAGCAAGTCTGTTCCAAACACATAGCCCGGTTGCATGTCATTAAGATAACGCGGATTCCTATCGTCTAAAAATCGAATTGTGCTGCCTACAATTTTGTTGTTGTGTGTAAACGGCACAATCACCCCGGCTCTTTTTGACGAGGCTTGCACCATAAAAGGAAAGTCAGCAGGTACACATCTGCTTTGTAAGTAATCCCATTGTGTTGGAAAATCTGTTGTTAAAAACTCTGCACCGGGTGGTAGCTCTCGTTCTTCAAACTGAATTCCTTGCAGTATGTTGGTAACTTGTTGTCGATCTTCCAAAATGCCATTGATGCTTTTGTGTCGTAGACTTTCTAGATTGATCAAGTCAATCTCACGTTCTTGCATGCCCAACCAACCCAACAACTTACGGGCTTTGTAACTTATTGTGCGTCCAATAATAAAGCTGGCAGTATAGCCACAGTTGAAGCAATGATAGCTCCAGCCCTGCTCGTTTGTTTTGATGCCGCCACGACTGCGTCGATCTGGACTGTCCCCGTTGTGATAACAGCACACCGCATTAAAGCTGATCCAGCCGCTGGGGCTGACTTTTCGCTTGGCGGGTAAGTAATCTAAGATATCCAGCATCTGCTTAGTATAGCAGAGTTGTCACACAATATCAACGATATTGAACGTTTTCAATCTTGCCGTTGCTGAAAACCGCAGTAGCAGATGGACTGCCTAAGAATTGAATTGGCAAATATCCGGAACCTCCAGCAATCACATTGACTTGGCTGACCGTTCCGTTGCCGCCATATACCGCTTCTACTATGGCACCGGCACCGTTGCCCAGAATCTGAACATAAGGTGCAGCAACATAGCTATAGCCTGGATTGGTCAGAGACACTCCTGTAACCACACCGTTGACCACAGTGACTGTGCCGCTGGCTCCGTAACCGATTGAGTTGTTTAGAGCCAGTCGCAACAAGGGATGATAGCCCACAATGTTAAAATAGTCGCTAACTGTGTCGTCAAAATATTCACGAGATTCGCTGACATCATACCAGACACTTTCGTAGTTTTCAGCAGCTTGAACCTTAATGGCTCCGGTAAAGTGAACCAGGTCAAATTTTACTGTGGTAAATGCAGCACCTGTGGTTTCAATTTGACTGCTGTAAAACTCAGTTGGTTGTATGCTGTTGATTGGTTGCGGGTTCAGTGCCCAGTCTGGATAAGATGTGGGTGCTGCGCTCACAAATTGATTCTTGCCGTAAATGTCAGGCACTGTGACTGGCTGGCTGGGCTGGAATTGTGGCAGTATGGAGTCTACAATATTGCAGTCGGCACGAGCTTGGCTGTTGGCATCCACATACACAGCTTGTGCATAGTTGCCGGCCTTGCGTTCAATGCTGTAGCTGGCAGGCTGTGCTTGTATGTTGATGGTGTCAGTGGTGTCTAGAACCACTTTAACACGCCCTGTGGTAGCACTCAACACTTCGCAGTCCTTTTGTACCAGCAGCTCGTCGCCGGCCTGGTTGATCACACGGAAAACAAACGTGCTACCTGTGATATTTACAGGTTTTTGGTCTTGGTTAATGAACTCAAACAAGAGAACATTGTCCACGCCTTTGTTGATGGTTAGAGATTTTGCGTACACTGGATCATACCTTGCTGTGAAGTAGCCACCATCAGTGTTGACCAATAACACTCGGGTAATTTGTTGGTAAAGATAAACGGTGGTGGAATACATTACTCTATTTAGCTGCTAATAAATAACCCTGATGGGCAATAACATATTTGAAAAACTGACGGAAAAGTACCCCTTTATTACCTTGTGCGTTTACGCAAATCAAGAGTATGTGGGAGTGGTACAAAATCGTGATGACATTGTGACAACTATTTACGACTTTGGATCTGTTACAGATCAGTCTGACAAGATGTTATTTTTGGAACTGGCAAGTACTTGGTGGTGGGAAAGCAACAGAAGCATTCCTATAAACATTTTCTTGCGTAAAGAGTGGGATCAATTTCGTGTGACTTTGAGAACATTTGCCAACAAGGACCTGGAAATTTTACACGGTCCCATTTGTAGCCTTATGGATATTGCTCGTAAAAAATCCAAACGAAAATCAATTACCTTGGTCAGGCGTATTGAGTAAATTCATGTGCAGGGCCACCAAGGCAGCGTAGCTGATAGCATGTGCCTTTTTAAAAGTGTAACCCCGTGAATCATCACCATTCCATACTTCAGCAAACACCTGATCCCAGGGCCGACGCTGTAGATGTGCTTTGCCTGGTCTAATGATACTGATAAAAGCAGCCATTCTAGGTATTGAATCAGGTTTCATTATCTTTAACAAATCCACATAATTGCCCACGTGTACCAGTTGGCTGGCCCAGGCTGTGTCAGTACATAATCGTTGCCAATTGGGCTCTTGTGCCAGTAGTGCTTCGTAGTGTTCGGGGCTTTGAACCAAGTTGTAAACACTCATGTTCAGCAGGTCTATCTTGAAGTAACCTCGCTGTTCTGCTGACTCGTAGTCTAATGCTGCATGCCCGTTGACTGCATCTCGTGGAATGTCTGTGACATATATGCCTGAGTTGTGTCTACGTCCAGTGCTTTGTTGTGCAGGCACATGCTGTATCAGTTGCAACACAGCATCTCTGTTGGGCACGTCAATGTCAATGTCCGCGCTCATTTAGTGTCACACAATGCTACAGTAATTTTTAGTGCATCTTCTGCACGGTCTCTAGTCAACAAGGCATCAGCCACTGTGGGATGAGTCTTCGCTAATTCTTCAAGACGCTTTTCTTCAGTCATTTTGCGGCGAACCCATTGTAAGGATTCCAAGGTCACCCCATCAAGACTGACCTGGACCATGCCGCTGGACATTATTATCCAAGAGTTGCCGTCATAAACTTCAACATTGTTATTGTTGTATCGGACCATGCCAGCACTGGTTCGAGTCATGTCAATATAGGGCGTCGAGGAACCGCTGGCAATAACATTTATTCCTGCCCCATTCATAATAGTGTTAATCATGTTACCATCCTGCCTTGGTTAAAATTTCTTGTGCATATGCTTGATCTTCGGAACGATCTCTAAAACGTTTTTGCCATACATCTGAATCAATGTAGCTCCAGATCATGGCCACCTGAGTGGGATCCAGGCCGCTCAAAAACTTTTGTCCTGATTCCGAGTTGTAAATCACCCATGGACTTATCCGTCCTGACGTTATTGCATGGCATGCTGCATTGGTATTACCATAACGCAAACAGTCATGTGCAGGATGGCCTGTGTTTTCTTGCCAGGTCATGCTGTATTCAATTGCTCGAGCCAGTGCATCATCCACTGCTTCTATTTGTAGATAGTACAGCAAGTATTCTGTATAGACTTTGTCACTGCACCAGTAGTCAATCTTTTTCTGTGCCTTTAATAGCCACAGCATGAACTGAGCTGGATTGATTGTGCGAGTGTCCACGCAGTAACGCCCAAATTTCACAAAGGCTCGATAGTAGGCTGATCCAGCAAAGTCTTCGTAGGTTTTGTTACGGGACGATCCTTGCATGGTTTCGTAGAATCGCAGATATGCTTGAAACCCAAGCCTGACTCCGGGATCGTCCTTTTGTAATGCACGGCGTTTGGGCTCGCACACATGCACTTCAATAGAAGTTTCCTTTACAAAAGTTTTCTTGCAGTAAGCACATGCAAATGTCATGCTAGTAGTTTACTATCTTTAATGTACTGTGTCAAATGAGTATTGATCATCAAATGATGTCCAGCAAGTGGATGAGTCATGTCTGATGGCACATATTGACTTCCTTCGGAATAGATTGTGGCAGCAACTTTATGCATGTGTTGCCACGCAATTGATCGCCAGGCAAACCCGTCTTTGATGCCCGTATTGTTTTTTAAAAGTTCAAAACGAGAATCTTCAAGGAATTCCTGATAAATGTTGTCTGCTTGTTGATACATCAGCACACGGTGGCCGCGAGCAATCAAACTGTCCTGCAAACTCAACATGCGGTACATTAGATCTTCCAATCGATCTGTAATGCTATGAAGTTCACTTTTGAGCTTGAGTTTTATCCATTGTTTGGTGTCCTGATCAGTCCAGTGTGGCACCCATTGATTTTGAAATTGTTGATTTTGAGGGTTGGTCCATACCCCTTCAAACTCACGAGTGGTATCTTGATACAAAATAGGCCATTCAAGCCTGCTAAGGAATGTCATACCCAGTAAATAAAACGTGGGCACTGTGGTTTGATAACTGTGTTTGAGAGTGGTACGTATAATACGAGAGTTTGCACTACCGCCAATGGCTAGGCTGAAACAATTGGCAATACCAAGTTGTTGTGCTAGATCAACATGGCCGCCACCTTGAGCGTACATGTCCATGTAACTGCAACCATTGACCACTAACTGTTGAATCATTTCTTATCAAGGCCAGTACTCTTGTGATAAGCGTCAATTTCTTTTTGTGAGACTATCTGCATCATGACGTCGATCTCATCGTCTTTGTAGTGCGGAAACATTGCGGCCAGTGCTTTGCGTTTGGTGCCGGCACCTGCTTCTTTCTTTTTGGGCGCAATCCAGTTATGACGTAGCGCACCCATGCCCGGGCTTGCAGCAGTTGCACACAACCATTGCAGTTTGGGGTGCTTGCTGAGTGTAAAGAAATGCTTGTTCACATAGTGATTGGCACTTTGTACATAATACTCTTGTAGTTCGCGGGAGCCTTCTACTGCACTGCTCCAGCGTATCATGAGAAATGTGCTAAACTTCTTGCGTTCTTCCGTATCTAAGCTGTCGTAGAAGTCTCTGTTCTTGAGATCCAGTTGGCGCATTTCGTTGCCAATATGTAGTTTATCACTCATTGGTTTTACTAAGTTGGTAAATCATTATAGCACGTTCTAATGCATCTTGTAAAGCAGGATTGGTCCGGGCAGCTTGTCTAATCTGACCCCACAGTTTTTCTTCCTGTATATGATCAACCAACGGTCTGCCATCAATGGTGCGGGCGTCGTAGCCGACTACTTCACGGTCCAGGGCACCAGACTCTCTTCTGAACACAGTGTCGCCGACCCGTTCGTAAATGTAGGTTGCGCCTGGTTTAAGCTGGCCCATATGTGTAACCGTATTGTGCATGTGCCCAGTGCAAGAATCGTTCTAGTCCTTCTCGATCGTCAGGATAGCTTTCCGCATATATCCTGACCAGGCGAGCAAGTGTTTCAAATAACTGAGGTTCTGTGTACATTACCAAGCCTTGTTGTAGTCCACGATTTCACAATTGCGGCTGACGTCTTTGACAAAGTACACACAGTCAGGTTCTGCATCATCATTCAGAGGCACTGCCAGCATCTGCCCATTTTTTAATTTGGGTGCATACCAGTTTACTTCATGGTAAACATCCAGAATTTCAATGTCTGGAAAACTGGGTCTGTAGCTAGTAAGCGGATTGAATTGAAACACCTTGAATCCGCGATCGTTGATACTGGTCAACGGCAATACCTCTAGATCACCAACATCGGGCTCGCCTATTAGAATTTGCCAGTCCATGGGCATTTTGATAGTGGCATTACCAATTCTCAACACTAGTGCAGGAGCGTTAAAACTCTCTAAAAAGATCAAAGGAATGAAATGATAATCAGGATCTTGGGGGTTTGAATTATCCAAGATAGCAAATCTCATATCATCTACTTCTTCAGGCAGATGATCAAGATCATAATAAGTGTTGTCTAGTGTTAGAATTCGCATGTGTTAATAATATAGTGTTTGTGCCACAAAGTCAACCATTAGTTGATCTTCATCCAGTCTAGTTTCTCTGCTGAGAACGGATAATTGGCTTCTTTGTAGAATTGTTTGCGTTTGGTAAGATGGCGTTTGGCAAACTTGCATGTGCTGGTTATGTCCCAGATCTGCACATGATCTTTGTCTTCGGCTTTGCGAATACCACGTCCAATTGACTGGATAACTCTAACAAATGATTTGCCTGGTTCAATCAGCACAAGATTAAAGATTCGCGGTATGTTAATACCCACAGCAGCCACACCATAAGTGGCCACAATGATCTTGTCTGTGGCATCTGCTACTTCGTCATATTCTTCTTGCCTCTTTGTGCCCTTTGTTGCTCCGGACACAAACACAGCTTTTTCTCCCAGTCGTGCTACCAGTTGTCTACCACACTCTGTGCGGTCAACCAGCACTAAGGTATTGCCAGTTTCGTTTACTCGACGCACCAGATCTGCTATGGTGTCTAATCTACCTGACTCTTCTAGCAGGTATTTTAGCTCGCTTTGATAGTTGCTGTATTCCACATGGTCTATCAGTTGCACGATGTTCACATGGCACTGGGCCAGCACGCCACGATCCTGTAGTTCACTGGCACTGAGCTTGCTGATAACAGGGCCCAGGCTTACCAGCAGACTTTGGCTTTCAAACTTTTCTTTGGGCACAGTTCCTGTCAACCCCCATCGAATTGGCACTCTAGCCATGACACCTGTAAGCAAGGTTTTTAAGGCATCTGCTTTGGCCATGTGTACTTCGTCCACAATCACACAAACCACGCCTTCGATAAAGTCCTGAATGTCCACTTCGGCTTCGCCTGACTTGGTTTTCTTCATCATGTTGTTTAGACTTTGCCATGTGCATATGGTGTGGGTTCGGTCGTAGTCTTTTTGATCACCGAAGTACACGCCCACATCCAGGCCTAGATTGACATAGTCTTTTTCTGTTTGTGTTACCAAGCTCTTGTTGGGTACAATAATGATACTGCGACCATATGCTTCCACGCTCTTGCTCAAGGCAGCAGTCATGAGTGTTTTGCCTGCGCCTGTGGCCACTTCTTGTATGCACTGCGGATTCTGCAGATAGTTGTTCACAATCTCTACTTGATAGTCACGCAACAAGATGGGTTGACCCACAGTAGGATGCCCCTGAGGCCAAGTTTTGTGTGCAAATGAATCTTCTGTTACCTGCACAAAATCAAACACAGTGGAATAATCACGTTGATCATCCAGTTCAATGTCATAATCATATTGTTCTAGAATAGGAATTATTTCGGGCAAGAGATTGATGTAGCTGGACCCACCCAATTGAAAGTAAGCTACCTTGCCATCCCACCGACCCAGTCTCACTGCGGGTTGATATCTTGCCCCAGGAATTTCATACTTGAATGTGTTAACCAGTTTCTTTCTACAGTCAAGATCCAGGCCTTCGATCTTGATATTGACTTCATCTCGTATGATTATTGTTGCTTGTTTCATTGTATAGTAACTTGTTGCACATGTTGTCTTTGTGCAATCTTTTGTAGTAAATCTTTTTTGTCGGCACTGTACTCTAGATCAGCTACAGGAAAACGCAAAGGCTGCGCTTTTATATTATACACATTTTTTATGCCGTGTGCAAGAAAAAAGTCTTGATGCTGACGAATATAATTGTCAACGTTGGCGTATTTCTTAAGCAAGCTACGATTGCCAAATTGAACATTAAAATCAGCACTGTAATGATCAAATGGTTTGAATGCTTCGTCGGCAATGTACTTATCATTGTCATGTGCTAGATCTTCTGCAGTTTTGCCAATTTCGCAGTAGTTCAAATACACTGTACCAAATGTGATTTCTGAGGTGCCGTATTCTTGTTGCAATTCGGTGTTTAATCTTTCAGTTTTGGGCATGCCAAACCAAGTACATACCAATCGAGGATCGCTCTGGGCCAATGCTGTTTCACATCTGTGAACTGCTATGTTTAATTCTGCCAGTGCCTGCTGTACTGACAAAGGTGCGGTGTTCCAGTATTGGGTATTTTGTTGGTCCAGTAGTCCGTGATATTTTTCAAATATATTGTGAAGATAGTTCAAACAATCCTGTGTGTATTCAAATGGCCTTGTGATGATTGGCGAATGTGCATTGATTGTTGAGATGCATTGTTGGATTATATCAACTGCTCGAGATTTTTCTTGCTCCGGGGTGTTGAATCCGTAAAATCTTTTGGGATGATCTAATGGATAATTTCCACGGGCCTGCATTCTGTTAACCCACAACTTGGCCACGGGAGTGTTGCGAATTTGAAATTGAAGAGTCAGCGGGTCAGACTGCCCTAGCACAATAACAAGATGTTTCATTGTGCTAGTGTACACTTGTTGTTGCAAGAAGTCAAAAAAACAGGTACCGTTTTAAGGGTACCTGCCAAAAGCCCGGGCCGGAGCCAACCAGCGCCCAGGATTATTTGTTGATTTCTTTTACAATAAAGCCTGCTTCGGCCTGTTCGTCTGCTTCGTACTGGGTGTCCACAGCATACAAGAACAAGTCACCATCCCAAATTTCAAACATATTATGCTACTTTCATGCAAGTTGTTTCTGCCAGACGCTTCCAGTTCAGCATGCTCATCTTGCGCAGGTCTGCAATTTTGATAGCCATACGCAGACTCATTTCACGCAGACGATTCTGGTTAGCATCCATGAACGCAATGATCTCGTCTTGCACTTCGGATTCAAAGTCGTAGTCTGCAAACAACACGCCGTCCTTGGCAATTTGCTTGATACGCAGAATCTTGTCATGCATGGTGTCCAGAGTCAGGTCCAAGTAGTGGCATCGGCTTTGCAATGCATCCAAGTGGTCCCGCAGTTTCTGGCTCTTCATCTTGTCAAACTTCAAATTGGTAATGAAGATGGCACTGCCTTTGAATTCAAAACTGTCCGGGATGCCTTCGCGGCGCAGGCTCGAGCTTTCTGACAACCAGCTAATTTTACGCTTCTTGCCTGAGTCCAAGGCACCCTTCAGCAAGTTAAGGCTCACATCGTCCAGCAAGATGCTGTCGCAGTCATCAAACACAACTACACAATTTTCGTCCGAATACTTGTACAAGGTCTGATACAGGCCAATAGGGGTAGCAGCACCTTTCACAACTTCTGCACGAAGTCGCTTGCCTGCTAGCTTGTCAAACATGGTGGCTTTTTCGATCTCTTGCTCCACGCCAAAGCTCTTGCCCACACCTGGAGGACCTGATACAATCATGGCACGAATGTCGCCTGTGACTGCTGCCTTGGTCATTTCGTGCAGGATGTCAAAACGCTCACGAATGCGCTCAATGGCTTGTTCTTCTGTTTCTGCTGGCGCAGCCACTGCCTTGGCAGCGTTGGTGGTTGTGTCTGTCATGCCGTTAGTATACTCAATATCAGAAATGTTGTCAACACGGATACGGATCGTATCAGGGCAGTTAGGGAAATTGCCGTCGTTTTTCACAGTCACAAAGTTGCCTTTGGCACCTGTTTGAAACCCTGACACAAGACTAAACACTTGGTCAGCTACGGGACGTTTACGATACTCTCCGCGAACGATACGAATTGCACTCATGGTTGGCTCCTTTGGTGTGCGTTGTTTAAGTATTAATTATAACAGAATAGGAATTAATGGTCAAGCAAACAATTCGCCGTACATTTCTTCGTACACTGCATCAAAGTCCTCACGAATCCACTCAACGGCGTATCCGCGCTGGGCATAATCATCTGCCATGACCTGCAGGTAGCGCTGGGCCTGTAAGGCACTCATATTCTGATTGGCCATCAGGCTTAGGTTGCTACAATGTGCAAAATTGTTGCTGTCTCTGTGGGCACTAACTTGCACAAATTGCTTGATCATTTGCTGGCTCCTGTTTGCTGTTTAAGTATTAATTATAGCAGAATGGACATTTGGGGTCAACCGTTTGGGTGTTGTTTTTTTGCAACACTAAAGTACTAGATTTTGGTCAGAACAGTCATTAATTGTGCATGGATTTGATCCATTTCGTCCTGTTCTACATAGAAGTCTGTAGTAGGATCGTAGTACTGGCCTTGTTTGTTGTCATAATACAACACTCGACCTGAGAAGTTGAACGGACCTTCTAGGCCCTTTCGTGGACCGTATTTGGTACGCATCTGATCCATTTCGAACTTGTCTGCCAGTACCTTGTAGCCCATGTCGCGCCCCTTGTTGCTGTTTAAGTGTTAATTATAGCAGAATGGGAATTAATGGTCAATCCCAGCTTTTTTTCTCGCCGGTGTGTTCGTTGTAGTTGTAGCCTGCACCGTAGTCTGCAATCTCTTGGCGGGTTAGGTCTGTGTTGCGGAGGCCACTTGTGCCACCAACTCCACCCTTGTGTGGACCACGGATACGACCGTAGTAGCTGTCTGACATGCCGCGATCAAATGGATCACCGTGCTTGAATGTGTATGAACGTCCGTTGTGCTCTACGGTGTATTCTTGTGTCACATCAATCATTTCTGCTCCTTTTTGCTGTCTATGCGTGTATTATAGCAGAATGGGAAATAATGGTCAACCTAACGCCAAAGTTCAGCAATTGCAGGGTTTGCTACTTGATGCGGATTGGGACTGCCATGAAACACAATCACAGCAGTGTCAGGAGCAATTGTGACCCCTGTGCCTGGTTTGTGATATCGTCGATATTTAAAATCGTAGCCGCCATCTAGACATTGCCAACGATAGCTCTGAAAGTACTTGGTGTCAAAAAAGCGCCGCTGACTTAGATCTATGTTTTTGGTTATGTAGTCTTGGTCTCCCTGGCATCCTTGCCGTGCAACATCTATACCTTGGTCAGAGAACCGTTGCCACAGCCAAGCAAACTCCTGGGTATTGAACCACATCACGCTGGAATTGATTATGCTCACGTGCTGTTGAAGATATTTGAAATCTTTTATTCCCCAGAACATTGTGGAATCCAATTGTGTGATCCAGGTCAGATCATTGACGATAACACAATCCAGATCAAAATACAGCATGTTGCCCTGAAATAGTGCAGGGTTAAACAACTGCATTTTGTACCACCAACTTCGTCTGGGACCAGCAATGCCTGGCCATTCTGTTAGCACATGCTTGATCATGTGGTCAGGAACTGGCCTATCAGCTTCGGTATACACATGCATACGTATACCACCAGGCAAGAATCTGGTCAACATACTGTGTAGTTTTTCCACATATTGCCAATCATAACCGGTGCTGTGTATCACACAAGCACAGTCAGTTATGCCGTCAGTGCTGGTTCTATTCTTTTTAGCCATAGGCCTTGTTGTATTTCTTGGGGGGTGTATTCAGTGTGGCATATTTGTGTGAGCCACAGGTCTCTGTCAATGGTGTAGGGTTTTTCTATGTCAGCATAATCAACTGCCACAGCATGTGCTAGACTTGAAGCGTCTACTACGGGACGCACTCCTGCAATTGCAGCTTGTATACCAGGTCCTGAATTGTAGTTGACCACAGCATGACAATCATAGTGCATGTCATAGCTGTCATATGACCCGGTCACTTTGTTGGGGCGTTCAATGCTGACTCCTGGAGGCAAATGATCCAGCACTAGAACTGATCTAGGGTGTGGACGAATTACTATGGGACGATCTGACACCTTTTTAATTTGATCAATTTGATTCTGAATCCAGTTGAACGCCATGGATTCTACTTGTAAACTGTGTCGATGCTGCACAGCAATAACAATTTCTGGGCGTGACAGCAATTGAGTAGCAAGACTTATCTTTAATTTACGTGGACGATCCCAGTCTAGATTCTCCAGGTGACCATAGTAACCTTGTGAGTTAACATGATTCACTGCAATCTTCCAGGTGTTGCCACGATACAGAGCACCCACTTCTATTATGATAACCGGTTTGTTTTGAGATCTATAGTGCTCGTATACTGCTTGATTTGCAAACAAGCGACCGTGCCATAGCACACTCCATATCACAGCAGCATCTGCTGTCATTGAATTTTCTTGTGTTTGTATTTTGGCAGCTTGACAATAATCCAAAAAAGAATTCATTATTGACTTGCCATTCAGTGCCACTTGTAAGGGAAAATAAGCTAGTGTCTTGATCACAGTTAAATATTTAACTATGTTAATGCCACCACTCCACGGAAAGTTAGATCAGTCCAATTTCTTTATCTATGCCGCATGCGATCACGATTACTTCAACGATTTTGGTCCTGCGTTGATCAACAGTGTATTACAAAACACTCAGTTTGGTGTGCATTTGCATCTTTACAATCCCACACCAGAACAAATTGCTTATTGTAACAATCGAGACCGTGTTAGCGTTACCCACGAACATGCACCTATAGAATTATTTGATGTGTGTGCAAAACAGTGGGCAACTGCGTCAGCAGATCCTGAACTTGCTGATCGTCGTCGGCGAATTCTCACTGCCATGACCAAAGGCAAGGACACCAGCATTCAACAACGAATACAACGTACATACTTTGCTTCAGCAAGATTTATACGACTGCAACAATTGATTCAGCCCACTGCTCAGGCCCTAGCCATAGATGTTGATGCTGTTGTTCGAAAAAACTTGCCAGCATTGGATGTTGCTAGGGATTTTTACATACACTATATCTCAGGTCGCAAAGCCAGATATCTAGCCGGCGGATTGTATCTAACTGGAAATGTGCGCGGCCATGATTTTTTAAAAGAATACGCAACAATTTTAAAAACCAATATTGAAACTGATAATTTATACTGGGGCATTGATCAAGATGTGCTGCTTGATTTAGTTCCAAAATATCAGTGGGGAAATCTTCCGTCTGAATACATTGACTGGCAAATGCAAGAAAGTGGTTATATCTGGACTGCCAAGGGCACTAGAAAAGATCTAGAAATTTTTGTCAATGAGAAGCAGAAATATATTGCTTGATTGACATCCAGAGTTTTCCAGACTTGACTTCGTCATTGGACCAATGTATGTTGGCAATTTTATGAATCCATTCTGACCTGTCGGGCAGCGGCGGTGTTTCTATCCAGCTGATGTCATTGAACGCAACGTCAGCAGCCCAGCTATGCACAGGGTCTGATATGTATCCAGGAATGCCTTCAATTGCGGCCACCACGTTGGGCGTTGAGTTTAGTCCAACTGTACACCAGCAGTTGACCAATGCATCACGAATGTTTGCGTGTTCTGAAATAGAAACCGTATTACCGTATTTCTTTTTTATTTTTTCTATGTGTTTGAGTCTAGCACCGTCGCCCGGATGCATGCGAATCATGATGGGACGTGGACTACACTTGCGAATGCGGGTGAGGGTTTTGTCTAACCAAACTTCTTGATCGGTAAACATGTTAAAGCCCTTGGGACGCTGGCAAAAAACAAGAATATGATTGCCCGATGTGCGCCAGGGTTTCAAACTGACCCCGTGCCAGGCACTGAACGTGGCCCATTTGTTTTTGTCTAACTTGTCAAAGAAATAAGTTCCAGAATCTGGATACACTGACCCCAGACTGTATCTGTGCCACTCATGCTCTTGACGGCCGTAGTGCAAGATATTACTGTCCACAAACACCGATGGCGTTTTTTGCAGTCGCAATTGATCAATTATCTTTCGACGAAAGTTGTCTTCGAGTGTATATCCCAACACAAACCCTGCATCTAATTTGTGAGTGGGCAAACTGTTGTTGCGAAATTCCTCAATGGTGTCTCCTTGAGATTTGACCCCTTGTGCAAAGTTGTCCATCAACATGACTTTGTTGCTGAACTTGGCAGGATTGCTGATGCTATTGTAGAAAATTCCTACTTGCATTGCCAGTCCTTGGATTTGGTCATTGATATATTGCCTTCGTCAGCAAGAGTGTTTCGGCCCATTAGATATGTGCTGATTTGTATGGGAGTTATAAATTGGTTGATTGCATTGTCAGCTGGATACCAGTAGGGTTTGTAGAACTTGACCAGGCCCAGAGCAGCATCAGGAGTGATTGCGTATCCACTGGCCCCGGGCATGCTGAAGTTTTGCCACTTGCGAGCAATTGCAGGTCCTGTGGGATTTTCCAAATAGGTCTTTTGTGGTTCAGTCATGTAAGAACTTTTGCCCAGACTGAGAATCAGCACACCCTCAAACTCCACGGGCGTGTATCCTCGATAGAACTTGACATCATCTTCAAAAATCATAATGGGTTCTTTAAGGTCTATGCATTTTCTCCAAAGACCATAGTGGCTGTAAAAACAACCAATCACGCCCGGGCGACTCAATTTACCTGCGCCGTCATCACCAATCAGCTGTCGTTCAATGATCTGAAATCGATGTTTCTTTAAAAACTCTTCATAAAGTTCTGGACGAATCAACTCTCTGATATCTTCCATGTTTAACACACGATTCTTGATGCTGTAAGGATACAGTGTTTTTTTGGATTTTGTTGCCAACTCAACTGCTCGGTTGCCAGGTGTGCCCTCAAACAGTTCAGCGTCAATGTTGTACTCACGGAGTTGATCCAACATAATTTGAGAATGGCGAACACTGTGCTCGCGTTCTGGGAGGTAAATTATAAATGCTTTCATGATTATCTATGTATATAAATATTTAGTAACAAAACTTGCAAGGAAAAACAATGTCATACAGTTTAAAATCAGGAAAAGCAGAAACACTAGCATGGTTTCAGGCCAACGAATCAACTATCAAAACTGTTGTAGACATTGGACCTGGTTCAGGAACCTATGTTAAACTCATACGCGAGGACGCCAAGTGCTGTGTTGATGCCACCTGGATTGGGGTTGAAATATGGAAACCCTACATCGAAGAATTCAATCTTGAACAACGATACACCCAGGTCTTGAATCAAGACATTCGCACCGTGGACTGGGCTGTGTTAAATCCTGATGTAGTAATTGCCGGTGATGTGCTAGAACACATGACCAAACAAGATGCAATAGTATTGGTTGATCGTATTCTTGCTGTGGCAAAAACATTGATTGTGAGTATTCCCATTAGATATATGCCGCAAGACGAGCATGCTTATCCCAATCCTCACGAAGCACACGTCAAGGATGACTGGAGTCATGAGGAAGTTACAGAAACGTGGAAACACTATATCAAAGATTCTTATCGTAAAAGTCAAAAAAGCAAACTTGGTGTGTATTGGATGAGCCAATGAGAAGCTTAGACCAGCTCAAACAAGATTTTGTTAATCTTGTGATTGAACCCACAGCCTGGCTTGGCGACAGTCCTGATCGATTTGATACCTACACTAGATATGCCAGTAAAGTAGATAGCATTACCGAGTTTGGTGTGTATACTGGACTTAGCACTTGTGCGTGGCTTTCAGGTAAACCAAAAAAATTACGCAGTTACGATATTACTGACAAGCATCTAACTGTGCTTGAAGAATTAAAATACAATGCTAAACAAAATGGAACTGACTTTAAATTTTCTGTAGGCAGCAGCCTAGAGGTAGCAGCCGAAGAATGCGATTTGTTGTTTATTGATACTGTACACAAAAGAGCTCATTGTATTGCTGAGTTAACCAGGCATGCTAGTTTGGCTAAAAAATACATTGTGTTACACGATCCCAGTGATTGGCCAGGAGTATTTGAAGCCGTAATAGATTACCTACATCACAATCGAGAATGGCACATTGTAGAACACTGCAACAAGTCATCAGGATTGATTGTACTAGAACGCTATGCTTAATGTTGTATGTTTGCTGCGGCAAGGCGGCAAAGTTGGATATGATGCTACCTGGGTAGAAAAACTTCAACGTGGTGTGCAACGTAATCTAACATTGCCACATCGATTTGTTTGTTTCAGCGATTGTGAAGTACCGTGTGAGCGAATAAAACTGTTGCCCGGAGATCATGGTTTCTGGAGCAAGATGCAATTGTTTCGGCCTAGCATATTGTCTGGACCAACCTTGTTTCTAGATCTTGACACAGTGATATGCAGCAACCTAGACCATGTGGTTGCTCAGTTACAAGATCAGAAGTTTGTTATGTGGCATGAAGCAGACAAGAACATACATTCAAGTGCTTTTATGTATTGGCAAGAAGATCACAGTTATTTGTGGAGCCTGTACCAAAGTCAGTCTTTAGCACACTGGCAATCCTTGTACAGCTCGCCGCCGCTGTATGGTGATCAAGCCATCATTAGCGAACACACCAATCACACTTTGTTGACTGACCACTGTCCAGCTGAATGGTTTCACATAGCATCACGCAAAGATGCTGACCTGGATCTTGGTGCAGTAAAAATATTGATGTTCAGAAAAGTATCTCAGAAACCCAGTACCATGAGTCATCATCCATTGGTACAACAGCACTGGGTTTAAATTTGTTTTTGTAAACAGTATTCAGTTAAGATACGTTCTCTGTGCCATTCATTGCCTTGTGGAGTATCGGCAAACTCCTGAAAACATGGCGTGCCAAGTGTGTAGTGCAGTAACTTGGCGTCGGTATTTGGCCCGTATTCATCAGGCAACCAGTTCCATTCAGGCGGTAGTGAGCCAATTCGATTGTCGTCTATCCACGTGAAGCGGTGGAGCTCACTACCAGTGGAGCGTTGGACGAACTCGGGAGTAAGTCTCCGGTTAGGAAAGCTATTACAATTCCACAATATAACACTACTCCAATTTTTGCGAGGATAGTCTTCATTCTTTGCTCCTAGATATTTTACTGGCATACGAGTTTTGTAATCATGCTTGACTACTTGTACATCTTTGTACTCATCCCGCAAGTTCCAGAGTTCTGTAATGTCTCCACGCACAATCATGTCACCATCTATAAAGATAGCATGTCCAGAATACTCCATTAGATGTGGCACAAGAAAGCGTGTGTAGATAAAATGGTTTGATCCGTCTGTGTGTGTTTCTGCGTAGTCTCGGAACAGATTCAAGGCCACAGGCACAATAGCCACAGGTTGCGAACTGTTGCGTATGATACTGTTTACACAAGTATGATACGCAATGGCTTCTCTAGGGTCGTAACCCACGAATACAGGAATTGGCTTCATTGGCGTTCAATGTCTTCTTCGACGCAGTTGTCGCCATACTGGATTTCAATCAGCTTTAGTGGCTGATCCGTTTCGTTGCACAGTTGATGCCATTCACGACATTCAATAAAGGTGTGTTCATGCACATCAAGATAACACTTGACATCACGGTCTGTACTTCTTTCATCCAGAGTATACACTGTGGCTGTGCCTTCGGCTACAAACCAAAACTCTTGTCTCTTATCATGGCGTTGCATGCTCAAACAGGTCTTGGGCATGACCGTGAGCTCTTTGAGCTTGGTGTTGGCACCTACTTCGTGCAGAACACGATAGTATCCCCAAGCACGACTAGTTTTAGGAGCTTTCCACTCTTGTAAGATCCAGCTGCTAGAATTCTTTTTATCGTCTCCGCCTACGCCAAATTTAAAGATCACATCTTGCACAACCATTTCAGGAATGTTGACTGCCGTACGATCGCCGCCATTGGCAAAGATGATTTCGTGATCGGGATGCAGTAGTTTTACTGCTTCTATTGCAGCACAACCGGATCCGTCTGAATCATCAAATTCAATCACTCTATCAACCACATGTAATGCTGCCACAATTGCAGCACGTTCGGACCAGGGCATGAACGCTGATCCTTTTTTGCGCTGCAACCAAGCATCGCTGTTGAGGCCAACATACAACTTGTCGCCTAGTTCTCTAGCAGCGTTAAAATAGGCAATGTGTCCCGAGTGCAGCGGATCAAAACCCCCAGTTACTAATACAATTTTCATACTGGTATTTACAGTGACCAAACACTAGACTGAAATATCTTCCATGCCAGCAGTTCTGAGTTTTACAATGTGTCCCATTTGCCACTGTTTGGTTTCGAGACCCTTCATAATGCCCAGCCAACGATTACGCAGAAATGCCACTTCGTTGATAATGGTTTCGTAGTCAATGACTTCGTCCTCACCATCCACATACTTTTCAGCATCTCTGCTGGTCAGTGCTCTGGGGTAATTTTCCAGGTATTTTTGAAAATGTTTTCTGCGTATCTTGCGCAGTTGAATATTGAGATAGTTTAACACTGCCTCAATTTCCTGCAACTGATAAAATCGCTGTTCAGTTGTGCCTGGCAGTTCTTTGAGATTGCGCTCTACTATTCCAGCAATAACACAATCTCGTTTGGCTGAAATTATTTCTGACTCGTAATGAGTTATAAAGTCAGGTATCAGTGACAAGTCTGCAACTACACGATTATACCACATATTCTAATTCTTTCACCAGCCAAGGAAACGTTGTACGCCAATTGAGATTCCTACGTCGGTCAAGTTCGTCAAGCACGACCCTGAGTTTGACCAATTGATCTTCTTGACGAATATTTTGATTACACTGCAATTGCAATGTCTTCATCATGTTGCGACTGCTTTGATGTTGCCATCCATCATCGGGCATTGCCTGTAGTATTTTTTCAAAATCTTCATCAAAAAATCCAGGGCCAAATATAATGGGATTAAAATATTCAAAGCCAAGCACAGCCATATGATAGTGCCCTATCTTTCGTGCAGCCCTGTGTTGATTAATATATTCTAACAATGGTAACATTGACTTTATGCCCAACCCTGTAATGGTCTGATTGACATTGAGAGTAATCCAACGCTGTTCTGCCAGATATTCAAAATTTTGTTTCCATTGTTCAAGATTGAATCCGTAGCGTATATACTCTTGTTCTGCACCCCAACAATCAATGCTGCATGTGATATCAAGACGTTTAATTTTACGTTGAACCAGCAAACTGCGCATCCGCTGCACAAAGTCAACTAATTTTGTCATTGACACTTTGAGATTGGTCACAATATTAAATTCTAATTCAGAATTTTGGTGTGCTTCTAGAAATTCCAAACATGTTTCAAATTGTGATTGAAAGAAAGGTTCTCCACCAAGTATGTGCAGTCTGCGGAGTTCTTGATAATTCAACTCGAGCCAGTCCCAAAACTCTGTCTGCAATTGATTCTTTTGAGGATGCTTTACTGCTGTGTTATCAATGATCACGCCATGTGATTCAAACTTGCCAAATTTTTCATTTTCTGTTTGAATTCGACTACTAAATCCGTCCCAACAGTAGATGCAGCTCATGTTACATACATTATCAAGATACACTTCAACAATGCGCGGAGTAACACTGGTTGCTGCTAGATCAGTTTCAAGTTCGGGTGGTGTTAGATTAGGAATTTGCAACTGAAACTGTCTGTCACTTTGTCCGCCTGCACTTTCCATATTTTTACAATATTCACAACCTCCCGACGGCCACTTTCCGGCTAGCATTAGTTCACGGTCTGCGATCTTTTTGTTAGTGTTATGAAAATTTTTAAAATTATCTGGATCTACATTGCTACTATTAACTCTATGGCAAGAACTTGTTTCCCCGGTGTACAAAAACAAGGTGCTCCAGGTCCATTTAAGCTGACAAGCTGTATCTGTAACAATTGGAAAATACTTGTGGGACATTAATTTTCCCAGGTCTCGTCCTCGGATTCGTCAGTGTCATCGTCTTCAATTTCATCCTCATCTTCATAACTTTTGTCGTTGTCAAGATAAGCCGTGAGCGCACGTTTGATATCGCTGTCACCTTTGAAGGCCGCTTTGATATCCTCCACGGTACAGTCGTTGTCAATGAGAATGCTTAATACAGTTTCTGCCGCTTCAGAGCGGTCCACAGTGTTAACATAGCGTTTGAGTTCTCCCCAAATTTCGCCAGCGACTGATTCAATCATTAGTTTTCCTCCTGGTCAGTGTCAGGTGTACTTACCTCGGATTTTTGATTTGCAAAGTCTTTCATGACAACATCCAAACAACCATCGGTGTTTGCTTCCCAGGCTTTGCGGAACTTCTTGATAATTTCGCCGTCGCTGGTGGTAAACACCAAGCTGTTGCCTTCTCGTTTGAGTAGGCCTTTTTTCTCAATCAGATCAGTAAGACCCGAATACGGACTCATGCCTGTTGTATAAGGAATCTTTACTTGCACTCCTTCAAAAGGCTTGGCATAGCGTGTTTTCATGATCTTGCAGGCGGCGCGAATACCGTTGACTTCACTTACTTTGTTGCCATCTTCATCTTCTTTGAGTTTGAGTTTCTTCATAGCAACCACAATTGAGCTGGCGTAGATGAAACCTTGTCCTCCGGAGATCTTGTCATCGGGATCAAACATGTCTTGGCTTGCGTAGGTGTGATTGGTACAAACCATGCCAACATTGTAGCTGCCAAACATGTTGACACAATTGCGTACCAAACTTGTGAGTGCTTTGGGTTTGCGACCCATATCGCCCTTCATATCGCCTGCTTCAAACTGATTCACATCAGTAGGAGTAAGCAACATACCCAGGCTGTCAATAACAAACATTACTTTGGGACGTTCGCCTTCGGGCAAGGCTTTGTAATCAATCATGAATGTGCTAATGGTTTTGGCAACGTCGTCGATCATGGCCATGCTTAGTTTGAGCAACTTGCTTTCGCTGGTGTCCACACCTAGAGCTTGTAACCAGGCTTCGTCAAGTGCATTCTCGCTGTCAACCAACACCACAAAGATACCTTGTTCTTGTGCGTTCTTCACAATGTTGCCGCTACAAATATAACTCTTGCCTGCGCCCGAGTCTCCGGCAAACACAGTGACCTTGCCCAGTGGAATACCACGGTTGAAGTCTCCTGAGATTAAGTAGTTCAAGGCATAGTTGCCTGTGCCAACCCAGTCAGTTGGATCGTTGAATCCAATGCTAAGGCCGTCGATACTTTTGGTGATTTCCTTGCGGAATTTGCTTATGTCAAATGGTTTACCCATGGTTAGTTTCCTTCTCTTAATTTGTATAATTCAGTGAAAATTTTACTGCTGTCAATGTTTCTTCGTTGATCCATTGTTTTTATCTTTTTAAAAGATCCTGCTAAATCTTTTTCAAACGGTTGTTGTATATAACTCAACATGTTTTTATAACTATCTTCAAGTAGATACCCAGGATGGTCAGCTACTCTCTGTTGTATCTTGCTCTTTAAGAATTGTAACACATGTTCTGGCAAATGTCTAATATTTAGGTATTCTGGACTCAACAGTGCTCCAATTATAAAACTGTTGTTGTGGAACCCCAGATGTTTCAAGTAGTCCACACAATCAAATACAGAACGGTAGTTTAACAAAAACCAAAGCATGTTGAAACTAATTTTATGATCAAGCTGTTTTATTTTTTCTAAATTTTCTAAAAAATCTTCCCAGCGGCCACCGTATCTTATGTATTCGAACTCATCAGCCATGGTTTCCACACTCACAGTCCAGTGTACATTGGGAAATTCACAAATTTTATCAAACACTCGAGTATGAGTTTTGCTTAGGTTGGTATTGATTCGAAGATTTACATTGGGATTGGTTTTTTGCAATAGTTCTAATAGTTCTAAATTTTCTTTCATCAACAGCGGTTCGCCGCCGGCCATGTACACATGTTTGAGTGTGGGCGCATGATCAAAGATATATTGTTTAAACCGTGCCAGCTGTTCTAAATTTGGACGAACTACCGGTTGATTTAATTCATTGGCCCAGCGACTGCTAAATTCAGAGCTACAATACACACAGGCAAAATTGCACAAATTGGTCCATCGTACATCAATGGTGTGTAAGTCGTGTTGATCAAGTTGATAAGTGCTTAGTGGTATTCGTTTGAGTTCTCTTATGTAAAAAATTCTATCACTGATGATATCAAACCCTGTTTTATCATCTTCAAGATCATAACAAGTGTGGCAAGTTTTTACTGGCTGGTTGTTCAACATGCGTTGTTGTGTGTCAAGATTAATATCACTGTGTAGAATTTCTTCAATGGTATTGTGTTTGAGGTTGCCTAGTTCTCCGGCACTGCGAATACAATTTTTTACTTTGCCGTCAACATTGTACATCAACCCAGTCCACGGCATGGGACAAAAATTCCGATTGGTTAACACATCTTTGGGCGTCACAGTGGTCCTAAAGAAATATCTGAAATTCTAAGATTGTTATCAGTGGCCATGTTCAATAACGCCAACAAGGTCCTGGCCCAGTTGTCAACGTCAGCAGCCGGAGGCACTGTTTTGTCCGGGCTAGTGGCAATATTGCCAGGGCGAACTATGGTAATCTTTACACCAAGATCTCGATGTCGTATTTGCCCCACGGCTTCTTCTAATGTGACTTTTTGCAAACGATAATGGTCCATATCTAGTCCAGGCAATGGTGATACAGGGTGCTGTGTCATCATGGTGCTGATTACAATGATTTGTTTCCTGGTGCCTTGCCATCGCTGTGCCATTTCAAACAACAACTCAGTCTGTGCATATCCAGCCTGTGCGTTGTTAATAAAAACATCGCAAGGTTCAATCTGATCACAAATCTTAGGAGTATTACGAATGTTGTTGCCGTTGCGCTGACTTAGACCTATAATTTTGTGGCCACCAAGTTCATATTGTTCAGCAAGAGCCTGACCTATGCCTGCTGTGTGTCCAGTGATTGCTATTTTCATACTATGCCTCTTAGGTCTTTTTGCTGTTGTATGTAGTTGTGTCTTGCTACTAGGTCTTCATTATCCACTGACAGTTCATACGGTTGTTTGAGATATGCATAACTGTGATCTATGCCATGTTCCTGTGCAAAAGACTGTATGTTAGGCAGATCATCTACATTTAATACACTAACTGTGGTCCATAAATTTAACTTAACAGGCATTTTCTTGTATGTCATTAAATTGTTGTAGAATGTATCCCACTTGATGGGCCAACGCACAAATTCGTGAACTGGTCCGATACCGTCACAACTTACTGTGACTGTTACCTCTATTCCAAGATTGGCAATATCAGTCAGCTCAGATAGTACCACGTTGCAATTTGTATTAAGTCTGAGTGTTTTTAAGTTTGGCGGAAGATTTGCAAGTAGTCGTTTGTAATTTTTACTGTAGCTGGGCTCGCCGCCGTTGATGTCCAAATGCACAATACGATGTTGCGGAAGATTCCAAAATTGATTGCTGTTATTTACTATGGGAAAAATTTTCCCAGCAAGTGCTCCAATACGAGTACTACATTCTGGACCACATGTTTGACAAGCAGCATTGCATATATTGTCCAGGACACCACCTATCTGCAAGTAATCTCTTTGTGTTTCGTTTTGATCAACTGCTAGTGCGTAGGTTCTTATACTGCTGAGATTTTGTTGCTCGATTTCCTGGCATCGACTACATTCCTTGGGCCAAATGTTGTTGTTGAATTGTTCTTTTATATTGTGCAGCCAGGGACTAGAATCCATTGCTTCTATCGAACTAAATTGTGCTGGAGAAATCATGTGCCCGCAACGACTTATTGTTCCGTTGGAATTGAATCTTACAAAATGATCAAGTCTTGGGCAATGCATCAAATATTCTATATGTTCTTTCAAAAATTAACTCGTACAAATCGTGATGAGTATTTTTAATATCGACCACTAGATCAACAAATGTTGTTTGTGTTCCAATACGTTCAATCAACAGTTGATCCAATAAAAAATATAACTCAAGTTGGCCCCATGGAAACTTTTGTATGCTTGTTAAAAATTCTTCAGTAGGAGCAGCTATGTCGGCACGATTTTTGCGATGAGTTAATTGATCAATATCATTGATGTGTTGAAATTTTAACGGGGCCCTGCTATAACGAGACAAGTTAATTAACCAAAAAAATTGTGGTGCATAATGTCTATTTAAAAACAAGTACTTTTCTACAAAAAACAAGATTGTTCTAGTGTCAAGATCTTTATAATCTCTATGACAATGCTGTAAAAAAGTGTTTACACCGCTGATAAATCTTTCTTTTGGATCTCGAAGAAAAACTGTTATAGGAGTTTGAATCTTAGATATCTCTGATTCGTTTATTATTTTCCAACCTAGATCAACTGCTGATTCAGTCAGTGATGAACTACCATTTTTAAAAATTGGATAGACAAATACCTGCGAGGGTATTATTTCTAACACCTCGCAGGTATTTGGAAAAATAGTTTTATCTATCTCACCAAACATCAATTACTTGGCTTGCCGAGCCCGAATCATTGCAAGGATGTCTTCGGCCTTTTGATTGCTGGCTGCTGGCTTGGTAACCAAGGATTCAGCTGCCGCTGCTGCATCATCTTCCCAGGCAGGGCTAGATGCAGCAGGTTTTGCCACAGGCGCAGTGCGAGCAGCAGGTGCTGCTTCTGCATCGTCGTTGCTGGCAGCAGCGCCGCCGGGTGCATTGACACCAGCAGGACGGAAATACTGACCCCAACGCTCTGTGTCGTACGGCTGACCATCTACGCTGGCTTCAAACATTTCTTTGATCACTTTGAGCTCAACATCGCCTGGTTTCTTGGGCAAGAACGTGCTCAAATCAAACAAGCCGTGTGCATCAATTGCTGCTTGCTCAGTTTCAGTCAGTGCCGATTCCTTGCGAGCCCACTTACTGGTGTTGTAGTCTGCGTAACCACCCTTTTGAGTCTTGGCAATACGGAAGTCCAGGCCACGCAGTGTGTCTGTTGGCAATTCTTCCAGTTCTGGATCCATCAAGGCACCCTTGATCAAGGTAAACAACTGTGGGCCAATGATGAACTTGCGGATTGGATTGTCCGGAGTTTTGTCGTCACCAATGGGGTTTTCACGCACAAAACCCTGCATGATGTAGCTGCGCTTTTTCCAGTACTTACGACCCATGTCTTCCAGACTCTTGTCCTTGAACCAGGTGCGTACTTCTGCCAAGATTGGGCAAGCATCGCCCCACATCTCAACGCATGGTACCTGTACCATGACTTGTTTTGAATCCATCTCACCTTTGACGCCATTGAATGGCAGTCGAATCATTGCTCGTTCTGCCCAAAAGAATGTGTTTTTTGTGTTACCGTCGGGGAGGAAGCGTAGTGAGGCTGCTTGGCCTTCTTCCATGTTCCAGTGCGGGTAAATTGACTTGTCGCCACCGCCTGTGTTGTTAGAACCTTTGTTCTCTGCGGCCTGTAGCCGTGCGCGGATTTCTGCTAGTGATGCCATATTGTGTTGCCTTTCTGTGCGTTAATATGATTTAAAATTTAAGTAAAAACTTAAATGCTGCCTACAAGGTTATTTTAACACAGCTTGTCTGTGTTTCCTACCACTAAAGGTAGTGAACTTTGCCTATCTAGTTGTTTACGGAAGGGCATGCCACTACACGCCCTTCTTTGTTTTATTTATGTTATTTGATTAAAGCCAAAGATTTTATTCTTGCCAAAGTTGATTCATAAAAGCTGTCGGTTACTGCACCACGATGATCCATTGGGTCCTGGCCAGCTTCTGCCGTTATCGCCTTGCCGACTGCTTTAACAGGTGCAGTAACTGCACCTACAGCGCTACCGGCTACTTGACCAACAGCTTTCCCTGCTGTCTGAGCTACTGCACCAGCGGCCTTAAATGGTGCGGCTATTGCTTTAACAGCCATAGTAGGTAAGAATTTAGCTGCTTCTGCTCCAATTTTAATTGCTTCGGCTGACCCTGCTTGATCCAATTTATGATGGAATGATCCAGGACTCTGTACAAATTCTTTCCACTGTTGGGCATCTGGTGCAATGATGGTGCCGGAACTGTACATATCATACCCAACTGGTTGGTTTTGCTTGTCTACTATTACAGCGCCAGTGCGTGATGCATTTGGTTTCGATGTATAACCAAGCAAGTCAAGGGCTGGTACTTGATTTATGTCGCCGCCTCTGAAATGCTGAAACTCTCCCGAATCTTCACTAAGTTGATTACCTTTGCCCATAACAGGAGCTATGCCGCCTGCTACTGTGCCCATTTCGTACACACCACATTCCATCAAACCATGCTCTGGGCAATATTCACCTTCTGTGGTCATGTTGCAACTGCTTTCGGCTACCGGAGCGGCAAATCCACTCATGACTTCAAATGTGGAGATTGGATCAGCTTCGGGCATGATCATGCCTGAGTTGCTTTCATTGATACCAAGTTCTTGATCCAGGCGATTAGTTATCCATTCGTATGGATCACCTGTGCGAGCTTTGGCAATGCCATATGGAATCTCTCCCTTGTCCGAATAGTAGTCATACAATGCATCGTAGAGATTGTCATCGAGATCAGCACCTTGTTCAAACTGTGCAACTTCGTGTTTGAAACGGTCTAGGATGTGTGTGAGTGTTTCTCCTGATTCATCCAGCACTCGGCTTTCAACCACAGGCAGTCCTGCATCTTTGCGCATTTTGTTGAGTTGTTCTGCCACTGGGGGTGCCACTGGTGCTGGTTGTGCTGCAGGTGCTGCTGTGTCAGGTGCTGGTTCTTGTGCTGCTGGCTCAGCGGGCTCAGACATCTGGATACCCAGTTCCTCCAAGCGATCCATGACTTCAGTATCGTCCCAGACATTGGCTCTGGGATCTCTCTCGGCCAGGTCACCCAGTCGATCAAACAGGATATCATCGCCTATCAAGTCATACAGTTGTTCAGTAGCATTGGTAGCATCAGGCCCCACAATAAGTTCTGTGGCCATGAGTTCTTTGAGCCGGTTCAATTGCTCAGGTGTTTCAGGCAAACTCCAGGTACCTTCTGTTATGCTGTTGATCCAGTTTTCAAAAATTTGTGCTTCTTTCATAGCGTTTCCTTGTTGTTGTATTCTGGCCAACAGTGGCAATGCTGCCTCAATTCGTGTGTCCAGGGTCTGTTCAATGAACAGTGTTTTGATATCTTCTACCAGCTCTTGTTGTTCGTCAATAGTAGCAGGATGCCAAGTTTCAAAATACGCATTATAACCACGAGGGCTGGCCATGCGTTTCATGTTTTCACGCAGACTTTTGTAGTAGGTCTGTGCTTCGGTAACCAATTCTTTTGTAGTGCCTTCCAGCATGCGACTAGCACTAGCACGGTTAAAACGACTCAGTGTGGCAATTTCCATGACCATTTCAGAAATATGTACTCCGCGCACATCATAAGGATTACCACCTTGACGCACATGTTCCAGCATGGCCCGGCCGCCAGCCAAGTTCTTGAATGCCAGTTTGAATCGTTGGCTGTCTGCTGTTTCAATAAACAAACTTTCCACGTATCGAAAGCGTGCATCGGCTTCGCCTAGCGTGCGATTGTGTTTGATCATGAGTCTGGCCTCAGTGGGTTCGCCAGCATAACTGATTTTGCGTGTGCCATAGTAGCCTTCGAACAGGCCTTCTTGTATGGCTGCAAGCCCTTGCATGGTATGCTTGAGTTGATTTAGGTCTTTGGCAGTGTAGGTCCAACGGTGCATGCGGGCAAATTTGCTGAGATGTTGTTGAAAGTCAAAGAACTCGTCTTTGTCGTCGCCTTCCATGGCTCTGCCCAGATTGTCACCGTAAAACACTTTCATGTCGTTTTCAGAGTCTAGAATAACAACCATGGTGCCATAGTTCTTGCCGCTGCCGCTCACATAGTCAAATGTAAATGTTTTGGCGTCTTCTGATTCAGACGGTTTGCCCTGTCGATCCAGCATTTCTGGGGCGAAATTACGAGTGACCAGTAGGTTATCGAGCTGTGTTGAAATGTTCTGTTCTTGTGCCATGATAGTGTATTTAGCGCATGATGCTGATGAACGGCAGCGGTTCTATAATGTTGTCCGAATGATCTTTAAGGTGCGAGTCCAGGTCAGAATGGTAGGTTTGCAGCAGCATTAACATGCGTGTGACCAGCAAACTGGCCATCACAAGATCATCTGTTTCGCCTGGTTTAGCAGCATAGCTGGTGCCATTGGCCACAAAACTTTTGAGTTCTGTCAGCAAGGGTTTGCTGTAGATCTTCATGCGACCGGATTCTATTAGGATTTTCATTTTGCTGCAAGCGCTGATCTTGCTTTTGTTAGTGGTAGTAAATCCCTTGCGGATTCGGCGCCCGCTGCTGCCCTGCACACTGTTGTCGCTTAGAAAATAACCTGGAATATTCTCTTCTCCATACTCGTTGATGCTGATCAGTGCTGCTTCGCCAAGTGTGTTGTTTTCCACAGAATAATAAATGCTTTTGTTGTCTTTGGTAACTGCATGTATTTCTTTCACAATGTCTGCTAGAATTTTAACTTGTGTGGGCACATCAGTTTTGTTGTGACACCACTCTGCCACTTGCTCAGTAGTGTCTGCTTCAAACACCTGTATAGCTGCGGGGTCGCTGCCTGTGCCCAAACTGGGATCCAGTGCAACAATATACATTTTGTCTTTGCGTATGGGTTTGTACCAGCGTACTTGCCCAGATTTGTGCGTGGGTTCTATACCTTCGAGCTCTAGCAATTTAAGTGGAGAGATTAATGTTTCGTCGTTGATAACAAAATCACAATCCATTTCTCGACGAAAACGTTCTTCGCCCAGTTGAGATCTTTGTTCTGCTGCCCAGACTTCGTCTCGGTCAGGGTGCTCACGCCAGAACGCACGAAATGCTTTGAAACCGTTGATACCAAGACCATTGGCTCGTTGATTTCCAAATTCATCTTGAGTCTTTAAAGCACCTTTCCAGATGTAGGCAAATTGATCCTCATCTGAATTTGGGGTCGAAGTAATAATAGCTTTACCACCAGTGCTGAGTGTGGGTGTGATTGACGTCCAAAACTCTTTGGCAATGGTGGGTCGCACGAATGCAAACTCGTCTAGGTACAGCAGCGTAATACTCATACCGCGACCTGTGTTCTCCGTAGTGGTTTGACTCACAATGCGTGATCCATTATCAAACTCCAAGGAACCTTTGTTGTAACTGGTGGCACCTGCTCTGATATGATTGGGACACAATTCATATGCATAACGAATACGCTGCATGATTTCTTGTGCCCCCAGGTATTTGTGTGCTGCTATCAGGATGGTTGCATCTGGCACAAACATAGCATACCATAACAAGTAACCCGCAGCACTGGTTGACTTGCCTGTTTGTCGTGGCATCAAGCTGATACTAAAACGATTTTGGTGATAGTTGTTGATCAAGCGCTTTTGATACTCAAAAGGATGGTACAACATCTTGCCCCGAACAGGATGTTGGATGTAAAAGAAGTTGTCCATAAAGTGCATGGGTCCAGTAACTGGATCTGCACATTTGGCAAAGTCTTCGAGTTCGGACTCAGAGTAAGTTTCTCTACGGTGAGGTGCTTTTACAAGCACTGTATCAAGTGTATTTTTCGCGCCAATCATTCAGCATTTTCTCCGCAATTCGTTTATGTATGATAGGGCCGCCGTGCATGAAGTCACGTGCATATCCTATTTCATCTCGACTCCAAGACATGTGATACTGTGCTCGCTCAATCAAGCATGGCACATTATTTTCAGCACACAGTTGTTTGATAGCTAGACAATTTTTTAATTGATTGAGTCTTGTGTTTTCATTGTTCAAGAGCCAGTGTTTTATAAACGTATCATTACTAGAAAAAATTGCCGAATTAGTTTCAGGCATTATCACATCTGCTGGCAAGTGGTAGACATTTTTGTCTAGTAATATCTCAAATCGATTGTCAGGCGGTGCCAGCATCGCAACAATTTTTGGCTGCTGCTGAGGTAGCCAGTACTCAAGCAATCTGAAACAGGTGTCTGAGCTATTGCCTCCCCAGGCCAGGTTAACAACTCTTACTCCAAGCTCATTTCCCAACAAGGTAGGCCAAATAGATTCAATAGGTAACCCTATTCCCAGTGTAAAGCTGCAACCCAACGCAATCATACATGGTGTATCATCAAACTCGTCACACCGAAATCCTTTGCTGTTGATTTTGTAGGTAATGGCTCCGGGCTTGTCCCAACCCATTTGTGCAAAATATTTCTGATGCTCAGGATCTTGCATGAGTTGTTGAAAATTTTCTTTGGTATCAGTTGGCAACCATTCTTGCACCGTGTTTGCATGATATGTTCCAAAATGCCAAGGTGCCGTCATTTCAGTCTCCGTGCAAGATCTGGCCACAGGTCTTCAAACTTTTTGGATTTGTTTAACTCTAGTTCAATATTGCGGTGCCAGGCTAGTGTGTCAGGTGTGTACTCGTTAACATTAAATATGTAACTGTTGTCTAGTAATTGCGCACGGTATCGTTGTAGTGTGCTGACGGCCAGGTTATGTTCGTTTTTTTGCCCCCATCGCTGTGTGACTCTGTCTATTTCGTCAACAGCCAGTTGCCTTATTTCGGGACTGAGCCGGCGAACGTCGAGATCCCAGGGGTTTGTGAGTTCGCACCAGAACAAGTTTAGATCGTTGGCTTCGCAGAACTCATAGTATTCCACAAGATCAAATGCACAATAGATACTGTACGCAGGATGTGCTTGCACATGCTGGCCATCTGCTTTTAACAAGTCAAGGTTGGTCTTGAACTGAATCCAGTTAGCGCCATCACGTACATATTCAAAACGATCAGCAGTGCAGTTATCAAAGCTCACTTGCCAGTCCACACTGGGCCAGGTCTTGAGTTCGTTGTAAATGTCATTGTTGGCCAAGTCCATGCTGAGATTGGTTGTGACCATTACTCGAACTTTTTGCGAGTCCAAGCAACGTAACATATCCAACAGGCCTTTTTGTAATAGCGGTTCGCCACCACCAAGTACTAGTCCTTGTAGACTTTTACCTTTGGCTTGCATCAGTTCTAGAATACTTTGTTGATCGTTACGCACATACTTGATGGGTATTTTTTTAACACTTTGCCATGCGGTTGATGTTTCAGGATTGCAATACACACAACTTAGATTACACAAATTGCTCCAATTGACTACAAAATGCTGCGGCTCAAACCACGTGATGTCTTGATCAATTGCGTCTATGGTTGCTGCATCACAATGACGTTGTGTTCTTGCACTCACCCCTGTGGTGTCTTCGCTTTGTTTGCATAATTTACAAGTGTCGTGCCATTGACCTTGTTGCATAGCTTGTTTGATAGAAGTCAGTTCAGCACCGTTAATAATCTCGTGAATAGTATTTTGTTTGATATTACCAATGGCATCCACGGCATGCATGCAAGGACTAACACGGCCTGTTTGATCAATGTTGAAACTGGTCCAGGGTGCTGAACAAAATGTAGGACTTTGAGTTATTGCGGAGTTAGCCATGTGTATGATGTCAATCTAAAAGTGTTTTCGGGCACAGGTGTCAGCATGGCGTGCCATAATAATTTTCTAAATCCTGTGCTGTCGGCTTGATTGATCATTATGTAACCTGTGTTGGGTTCAAAGGGTGTTTGGTATCTTAGAGATGCTGGATCTTTGTGCCAGTAAAAACCTGTGCCAAGATCTTTGTTACCGATCCAGTTTATCTGCATACTGCCGGGCATCTCGCCATCAGTGTGCATGCTGCAAGTAAATCCTGGTTCATCAATCCAGAATGCAGTGCCTTGATAATGTGCTATTTTTGTTCCTGTTGCTGCTTCAATTGCTGGCCATATCGATGTTGAACACACTTGGTTCCATTCGTCCAGCCAAGGTATTGCAGCATCATTGATACGGCGGCGGGGCCATAGTGCTTGCCCTTCCTGACGTTGCCACGGCAAGTCTAACCAAGGTGTACTTAGCACTTTTTGTACCAGAAGGTCGGGCATTGCTTGCGCTACACGAAACAAGTTGTTGTCAGAATCTACTGCTGTTATTTGCATAGATGTTCCAGCTCAGGCCATAACTGAACAAAGTTTCCTACTTGATCAGTGTGATATTGATTTTCAATTTTTTGAATGTGTTGTTTGAATTTGTGTTCTATTCCAGGTGATGCCTCAGTTACTGCTTGATACATTGTTAGTGAATTATCAAAGAATGCTTTTTCAGCAGTAGTTGCTTGCCCAGACAGATAGAACCTGTGAATTTCTTCCGCGGCTGCTGCTGCAACTTCAGGTCCGTGCAACAATGGATCTAGGTAGTCAGGCTGAAACAAATTCTGCCACAGCACAGTAACACCCAAGTCTTGAGCAAATTGTCTAAATTCACAAACACGAGTGGCATTGTAGATATTGTACACTGCATGTATGCCGCCCCAGTGTCCTTGTGTCTGCATTAGATTTTTGATTGTGGCTAAATTCTTTTGTATCAGGTTCCAGCTTGCACCATGGCGCACATATTCAAGGCGCAGGCCCACATTGTCAAAGCTCATACTCCAACCCACACGTTTTCGCTGTACTAGTTTTTGAAATATCTTGTTGGTTTCTAGGTCCACACTCATGTTGGTGATCAGAGTCACAATAGCATCTTCGGGGATCACATCCAGCAGTCGATTATTCTCAGGCAACAGCAGCGGCTCACCACCTACTAGTGCAACTTCATGTATGTGTTCGCGGTGCTGTTCAATAAAGTCACATACCTGATCATAATAGGAACGGGTTCCTGACACAAAAGGTACTTTTTTCAAGCTGGCCCATTTTGAACTGCAAGCAGGACCACAGTAGTTACAACTCAAGTTGCAAGTGGTATTCCAACGCACATCTACAATCACAGGATAGTGATATTTGGTGCCGGCAGCGGCGTAATCAAAATTGGGGTTTACGCGGTTGTGCCAGGCACGTTCTGAATCTGCTCCAAAGCGTTCGGCTTGCACACAGTTGCTACAATAGGCGTGTGGCTTGCCTTGTGCCAGATCAGCTCGTATCTTTTGCATGAGATCGCTGTTGAGAATTTGCTCAATGCTTTGGCTGTTCAAGTTGCCCAGCATGTTGGGATTGCCAGCACAACAGGTTTTGACATTGCCTTGTGGATTGATATGCAGGCCTCGCCAGGGGGCTGCACAGTAAAAATTGCTCATGTAGTATTTACATGCCCAATTTGATTGGGAGATTAATTACACCAACTAGTTTTGGCTTCGCCGTAGTATTCACGTGCAAATCCATTTTGTATCAGCATGGCTCTGAGACTCTGCCCATTTAACAGCACATCACCCAGCACACGACCACCATACTTGTCCCAGTCCATGAGAACAATTTGACGTTTGGTTGCAGCGTTGATCTGAGCTTTGGTAAATGCTGTAGCAGCTTCGCCGCGAGCAGCTTCTGACGGACAGGCTGCACGATGTCCCTTTTCAGGTGTGTCTACGCCAAACACTCGAATGCTGAGTTCTTGTTTGAGTGGTGCAGGTAACCAAGTGGCCGCAATACCTACAGTATCACCGTCTATGACTCTGGTGATCACAGCGTCATAGGTCACACCTGGTTTTTGTCGGGGTTGTGCGAAGGCCAGCACAGGCACAATCAGCAAGAGTAGAAAGAGTTTTTTCATGTCGAAATTTCAAGTTGTGATCACAATAATCTCACCTGTAGTGGGATTGTAGTACATGGGAAAGAATCCTGCAGGCACCGAGCCTGATGTAGGTGCGGCAAAAGTCACACTGGCCACTGCTCGCACAGGTTTCACTGTGAATGTGTTGGCAGTAGTTTGATCTAGTGCCGAGCCAGTGGCGTTCAGGATGATTGAGTTGTTGGCTTGTGAGGTTTGACCAGCCTGACGGCCAACAGCTACTGAAAACTCACCTTGTGAGGTTTGACCAGCCTGACGGCCAACGGCCACTGCTGAGTTGCCTTGTGTGTTTGCACCAGTACTGGCACCAATGGCCACTGCGCTGAGGCTTTGTGAGCTATACCCGGCCTGAATACCAATGGCTACCGACTGTGTGTCTTGTGAACTAAAACCAGCCTGAAAGCCAATGGCCACTGACGACCCCACTTGATTGGTCGAACCTGCCTGTTGGCCAATAGCAATATTATTTGGACCTTGTGCAGTTTGGCCAGCTTGCAGTCCAATTGCTATTGATTGAATGCCTTGTGCGTTACCGGCACTAGTACCAATGGCCACTGTGTTTGCGCCCTGCCCCTGATCACCAGCATTAGATCCAATTGCTATAGCATAGGTTCCTTGGCTTGAGTTACCAGCAAAGTTTCCAATGGCTATTGCACTGTTACCTTGTGAGGTCATACCAGCACTGATTCCAACTGCTACTGTTCGCTCACCCTGTGAGGAATTACCAGCATACGCTCCTATGGCCACTGCTGAAGGACCTTGATTGGAGAATCCAGCTCGTTGTCCCACTGCCACTGATTGGATACCTTGTGTGGTTTGTCCGGCGGTGTCTCCAACTGCTACAGAATACGCACCTTGTGTGGTTTCCCCAGCTTGCCTACCAACAGCAACTGATTGAGTGCCTTGTGTGATTGCGCCAGCACCAACGCCAATGGCCACTGTAACATTGCCTTGTGCAGACAATCCAGCATACGCTCCAATGGCTACTGATTGGATGCCTTGTGTGGTTTGGCCAGCGTATAATCCAATGGCAACTGATTGAGTACCTTGAGTATTTTCGCCTGCACCGTGGCCAATGGCCACTGCGTCATCACCTTGCAAAGCAACGCCGCCACCAGCATTTTGTCCGATTGCCACTGCTGTTGATCCTTGAGTGGCACCGGCATTATCACCAATTGCAACACTTTGATTACCTTGACTGGTCAGTCCAGCACGATTACCAATGGCCACAGAACTTATTCCTTGACCGGTATAACCAGCATTATTACCAATGGCCACTGCACTGACGCTTTGTGTTTCGTTGCCGGCATATTGACCTATGGCCACAGAATTGGCACCTTGACTGGATTGGCCACTACTGAGCCCAATGGCCACTGATCGAATACCTTGTGCAGTTAGTGCAGTAAACGGGCCAATGCCCACTCCGTACTCGCCTTGAGCATCAAACCCAGCTGAAACACCAATGGCCACAGCACTAGAGCCTTGAGTGGTGTTGCCGCCAGCATTTTGACCAATTGAGATTGCTGTCGCAAGTTGACCACCTTGGCCAGCATTTTTACCAATTGCTACTGCGTCTGCGTCCTGGCCGTCAAATCCAGCATTTTGACCCAGGGCTATTTCTGTAGGCCCTGATGCACCATCTTTGTTGCTCAACAGTGCCCAGGTTGTTGCACCGCCTGGTGTGGCCACTGCTGTGAGATCGCCTAGTGCGTTGCCCACATACACAATGCTTGTGGCCTGATCCACCACAAGTTCTCCGGGTCTGGCATTTCCGTCGTATTCGGCCAAGGTAACCTGGGCGTTGTCTTTCATTGCGGCACGTGAAATGCCGGTGATGTTGTCGTATGGTGGTGGGGGATTGGCCATGATCTAAATATTCTTTATTGGAATATTTAGCTAAAAATCAATAACCTTTGAAGGGCTTGACAGGGCTCTGTCGATTTACTAATGCGGGCTCTAGGCTGTTGGGAGTGCTTATCTGTACTTTTTTAACAGGCAATCCAGCCATTTTCAATGCGTGATCAATAGCTGGAGCAACATTGGCATTGAATCCAGCAATCACAGCATCTTCGCCAAATGCTGCTTGGGCGCTCCATTCAGGCAACTTGTTGGTAAGGCCATCTGTTCCAGCGTCACTTCTTGCACGGGCTATTGCCACGCCCAGTCTATATATTTGATAAGGATCACTGGACTTTACCCCGGGCAAGGTAAAAACATGATTCATAGGATCTCCTTGTTCAGGAGGCAATTTTGTTTCTTCTGTGATAAACTCACGGGCTCTCATCTGGGATAGCCTTTGAATGCCTGCATGGGGCTGGTGGTGTTCACCGCAGGATGTTCCTCAGACTTTAGATCACCGTGATTCAAGTCTTCGTGATGACTGCCCACAGCTTGAAATGCTTTTGTCAGCATGTCTTGTTCTTGTTGAGTATACGGCACAGCAATATTGTTGCGGCCTGCCCATGATTCGCCATCAACATCAGGAACAAAGGTGCCGTCGGTTGAGGCCACAGCCATCATGATACGATTGAGTTCATACACGCGGTCAGCAAACTGCTGATCACGAAACTTGTTTAAGCCCACTGTGGCGTTTTGATTGCGTTTGCTAATCTGGCCAATGTGAGCTTCTGCAATAAACTCCTGGGCTCGCATTAGCCGTTGCCTATACCATTCTCGCCAGCGGCTGCAGAACTGGCTGTGCCAAGTTCTTGAATAGTGACATTGCCGCCTACCACTGTGAGCTTGTTGCCCACGCCAACATAGATGTCTTGACGACTGTTTGACGGAATTGCAACAGCATTGCTGTAGATGTTGCCCACCACTGCGCCTGCATTGGCCCAGTTACCTGTGGCTGGATTCTGGTAAGTCAACTGCACTGCTTCAACTTGAAACGTCACAGTATTGCTTCCGGTGCTGATGCGAGCCTTGTCTGTGAACCAAGCCTGTGCTGATGCACTTGTGTATACATTTGCCTGAGGCATTATTTGCTACCTTCTGGCGGTTGACTAACAACCGGTTGATACAAGCTGGCAGACTGATACATAACACCAGGAATTTCCACTGGTGTTTGTTTCACAGTTGCTGGAGTAAATGCTGGTGGTACATATCCACTGGCTTCATTACGTGCGTGTTGCGCTTGAATTTCTGTGTATGGTTTCATCATAGTGATTATCCTTTGTAGGTTTTCCACAAGTTTGCAGTCATTGCAAAAATGCTTTCGTCAATATCTTTTTTCTTGACGGCATTGGTTCCAGGAATCTTGTCACCAACTTTGACATTGTCATCAGCTAGACCTTTGGTGAACAAGTTGCCTTCTTCGGTTTTTTCTTCGTCAACTGCTTTTTTCTTCACGCCGGCCATTTCCATCATTCTAGCAAGGGAATCTTCGTTGGTGTCGTCACGATAGCCGTCCCAGATACTGTCAGTGTCTGGTGTGTAAGCTGCTGCTTCTCTAGCTTCATCAGGTTTTAGATAATTTGGCGCACCCATCAACCATTGTATTTTGTCTGTTAGCTCGTCGTAATCAGAACCTTCTTGTGTGTACTGACGTTCTTCTTGACTGGCAATCACTGGCACTGTGGTTTGTCCAGTTGACTTGGGCTTGTTCAAACCACCACTGTATTGTAGTGCATCATTACTGGTTTCAGTATTGGTAGGGTAATCAGGCTGATTCATGGACACTTCGTCCATTTGTTGTTCACCGCATGAACAGTCAGGTGTTCCGCAGCCGCAGGCTGGTTTGTATCCACCGCCGCCGTAGCCTTCATCGCCTCCGCCAAGTCCTGCACTCTTTAACAGTTGGCTCAGTTTCATTGCATCATCATCTGTGGCTGTGACTGTGAGACTGCGAGTTGGGCCGCCGTGCTCGTCGTTGTTCATGCTCATGTTGATGCTCATGCTTTCAGCAATCATGTTTTCAAGATCACGATTGATGGAATCATAAATGCCGCCACCAAACTTGAAGCCACCTGAGCTCTTGCCGGGTGTGTTGTCAGAAGTTTCTTCAACTTCTTTTTTCTTGTCTTTGGCTTCAGGCTTTTTCTTTTCAGGTAGGCCTTTGTGCTTGGTGCTAGCAAAATCTTTGGCATCTTTCTTGCCCATATCTTTGGCTACTTTGGCAACTGCTCCACTAGCAGGCTTTTCGCCTTTTTGTGCAGCATGAACCATGCCCATGAATTTTTGTTGCTTCTTGCTTACTGCTTTTTCGTCAAGTTCTTCTTCACTAACTTGTGCGCCGCCAGCTTGTTGATTTTTAATCAAGGTCATTGCTGCATACAGCACAGATTCCAGGCGGCTAGCAAACCCTTGTGGGAATTCGCCACCACGCTGTGCTTGTTTTGCCACTGCACGAACATCAGCAAGGTCATCATAGATTTGTTGTGCTTGACCATAGTCAGAGCCTTCGTTGGTCTTGCGACCACCTTTGTGCTTGGTGGCTCCGCCGGTCACACGCTCAGGTGCTTTCTCAGGACCTTTTGGTCGTCCACGACTGCGCTTTTCGCCATCTGCTGGCTTGTCATCATCAGCACCAACACTGATACCTTGTGCATCAGTGCGACGAGTGACTCTGCGACCACCAGGAATTTCTTCTACATCATGTTTGGAACCATGAGTGATTGTTCCTACTTTGGGAGTTTCTGCACGGGGACGCTTGTGTGCAGTAAATGCATTGTCAGCGCTGGCTTCATGAACTTTATCAACATCGGGTCTAGAACCCAGGTAAGTGAAACGACCTGTCTCGTCCCAGTCTTGAAAGGCTGCTTTTGCTTCTGCTGCGCTGGTAGCTTTGACTTGAGTGCTGTATGATTTGCCTGGCTTTTTAGGATCTTTGTAAGCAACAGTATAGGTAGTGACGCTTTGAGCTTCGCCCATGGATTTTTTACCGCCGCCGGTGCGCAACAACTCAAAGTCGTTGGCATCCAATTTACCATTGTCGTTCTTGTCCAGTTTCTTTTGGCCGCCACGGAGTGCTGACTTCATTGCTTCAGCAGCAACATCACCTAGCATCTCATCAACTTCTTTTTTGGCGCCGGCAATCTTGTCGGCAAAAGTGATTTTGTCTTTTGGAGGGGCTAGCTTGGCGAAACTTTTTTGTTTTGGTGTCATAGGAGCAGCAGCTTCTTTGGCAGGGCGGCGGCCACCACTCTTGCGTTCTAGGTCACGCATGAGATCTTCATCCCCGGGTGCCACAAAGTCAGCTACTTTTTTTACGCCACGGGCGATCTTGCCCATCACACCAGGCTTCCGGCCTACTCGGGCAAAGTCTGGATTCAACTTCATAGCGTCTTGACTGTGCTGGCCTTCTTCCATGCTGTCAGAGTCATTCTTTAGTAATTTCAATGCCTTGCGTGCAGCATCAGCTTGTGTTCTAACGTCTGTATCGATCGTATCAACCATCATCTCATATGCCATCATTGCTGCTCTGTCACCGCTGTCCTCAATATCACTGAATATATCACCCAGATCATCAGTGATAGAATCTGTTTGGTCGTTGCCGCCCAGAGCTCCATCAAGAATCATCTCAATCTCATAAGCTAGATCATCACGAATGCTATGGTTGCTTTCTGTTATGCTCTCGTCGTACTTGTTGAACTTGTTGCGCACAGGGTCCAGCGCCTTGCCTTCACGTCCGGCCCGGGCCAGGGCTTGCATGCCATCCTTACCATATTTTTCAATGCCCTTGGCAGCACGACTCATGTCGCGCTCGTTCAGTTGCTTGTGAGTGGTTTCAGGGGTGGCACGGATGCCATCTAGTTTTTTGTTTAGGTCGTAAAAGAAACTCATTGTATTATCCTCTTGGGTTGGCGCCAGTGGCTGGCTTGGGCTGACGCTTGATATTGGTCATTGGGCTTTTGACACCCTGTGGCAATTCATTTGTGGTTTTTGCTGGCGGTGTCTTTCCTCCAGCCACAGTAAAGTTGCTCTTGTAGGCATTTTTTAACACCACATGATCATACGGGTCTGCGCCGTAGTCTTTCTTGAGAGCACGTTGCTGTGCATCATCGGCTGGATATGTAGGATCGTCTAGGAGGTCTTTGTTTTGACTTCCAATCTTTTCAGCTTCGATATTCATGCTTTCTTCGTAGGGTGTGGTCATCATCACAATGCGATTGGGATCCATGCCCAGTATCTGTGCCAACTGCTTGATTTGTGGTTCAATAGCAGGATACTTGAACTCTGCATCCACAATGGTCATGCTTTGATTGGGAAAAGCTGGAAAGTCTGGAATCTCTTTGCGCACTGGACTTGTCTTGGGTTTTGACATTGTGACAACGTCAAACTGTGCCAGTTTGTCTTGAAGTTCTCTGAAGAAGTCCGACGGCACGTCTCCGACTATCTTGATGCGATAGTTGTAGGTACGTTCACTTTCGGCTAGGTATTTTGCAAATGGTTTCATATCGGTATCCTATGCTCTATTTATTCTTTTTGAACGTTTTGATCTTTACGACCCACGATACGTTCCAGTAAATCATTACGGCTCAACACCACGCCTTGTGCTGTTTGTACAAGGCCTGTGCCGTCATCACCGTCGGGTTTGGCTGTTTGATCCAGTCGCATTTTCTTCAACTGTAGGTCAATCATCTTGAGTTTTTTGTCCAGTTTGGCTGTTTTTGCTGTGATTGCATGGCCCAACATGTTTGATGCCACCGAGAAGATTTCTGCTGCAAATCTTGAATCCACTTGCATACCTAATGTAGTCAAATCGTTATATCCGTCAACTGCTAACTTAGACAACTTGTCAAATTCTTCGTCTGCTAACTCTAATCCCCTAACTTGCGGAAGGGCTGCTTCTACTTTGTCTATTGTTGCATCTAACTCTGCTAGTGCAACACGATTTTCTGCTAGTTTAGGAATTGCTGTGTCAATTTCATCTGTAGTAGGCGGTAAGTCAAACAGTTCTTCTAATTT